CCACCATAGACCTTTTTTGTTGATTTCAAAGTTCTGGAACATTTCCTGAAAGAGACGCCCTTCAGTCTTTTTAGACTTTCTCTTCGCCTCCTCCACCATGAATTCAGTCTTAGGTGACAGAAAGATCATGAATTTTTCTGGTCCCATGTCTTCAGTGACTTTTTCCCATTCAATGAAACCCACGAATAGGAAATAGCCAACACCCTTTCGATAGGCGAGTCTTACTTTGACCGTATTGTGGGTCATTGTATTGACTCCGTTGCTTGACTTGTGAACCACAGGGGCCACCAAAATCAGATTCCGCTTGTACACAGTTGGGTCCAACATGACAAATCTCCAGTTAGGGTTAGGTCTTAGTTAGTTTGTCCGTGCAAGGAAGTAAATGTCCTTAAAGACTTTTTCTTTGCTTCCATTTTTGGTCGTATACTGACAATGCAAATCTCCCCAAACGACCAATTCTTCGTCATAATCAGGAATAGGTCGATGTTCTAGTCCTGTTGGATAAAAATCAAAGTCAGTTTCCCATCCCAAATTGTCCTTCGGTAAGTCAATTGTAGGGGAACTGAAGTCTTCTCCTGACCAGTATTGCATACTTGCAATTGAGCAGATCAAGTCAATCATCATATCTTTGGACAAAAGAACAATTTCACCATTCAGAACATTTTTCTTCGGATTCAGTTTCATGTCAGATTCCTCGTAAAGAGTTTAAGTCAAAACCTGGGTCTACGTTAGACCCAGGTTTAAGTCAAAAGTTACGGATTGACCAATTCTCCTGTTTTGGTCGAATAGATGGGATATGGAGCAACACCACCATCGAACCAGTCATGACCCGGACAATATGCTTTGACTCCGTTTTCAGTCGGATGAGACAAATCTCCAGCACCGGGACAGCATGGGGAACAATAACCGCAGAGAGTATAAAATGGACTCTTTATTACAAAGATATCCCGATCATCCCCTCCCTGAGTCATAATGTAGTTTTCTGACTCGTAACGATGCCCGATAGGTTCCATGAACATTGTCTGATTTTGACATTCGTCGCAATCACACGCATTGATATTGAGGCCAGTTGAGTCACATTGGACTTCAGGGTACACTGGTTCGCTATCGTCGCACCATGCCTGCATTATGTCATATTGAGACACAACACCGTACCGGATTCCGGTTTTCAGGTCAATGTTTGTCGTACCATGACCATAATCGCATCCGATGTAATCTTTTGCAGTCGCCATTTGACAAATCTCCTATGAAAAGTTTGGTCGAAACAAGACCCAGGATTGGACTTAATCCTGGGTCCGAGTTAGACAATTATTCGCAGTCTTTATCTGACAATTGATTGAGGATGCTTTGCCCCACGTTATAGGTGGAACCATCACTGAGAATTGTGTCGTATTCGACATGAAAATCGTCACGATTGTCAGGAATGACTTCATTTGACGGGAAACGGCGACGCATCACTTCCCAAACTTCAGTCGTATTCTCACATCCCCAAACGACAAAAAACAGAGAGAATGCCGTTCCCGTGTCCCATTGGACAAGATAATCGTTCCCGTCTTTGTCGAACTGATCTGGATTCAGAACTTCGACATAATTTCCAGTCAAATGATGACTTTCGCAGAAACTCCGGCTCAGCTTGACAAAAATCGTCGCCATGTCAATTCCCCTTTCAGGGTTTTAGGTTCCCATTGGCTGAACTATTCAACCAATGAATTCACATTCTAGGGAATCCACTATATATATGGCAATAGAATTCTGAAAAATATCCAAGTCATTAAAATCAGGACTTTAATGCTCTGACTTTCTTGGCCCAGGTTTGTCCGCAAGTCTGCAAGTCGACATGCAGGATGCCTGCCTCCTGTTCGGAGTCGACTATTAGACATTAAGACATAATCTTTGTCGATTCGTTGATTAAAAGACAGATATGTATAATCAGAAATGTCTGAATTGACTATGTTTTGAATTTTGATCTGTAAATTTTGACACGAAAAAACCCGGATGGAGAATCCGGGTTGAAAGGTATTTCAAATTTTTAATTCAGGTCGAAGTTCCCGAATCCGGTAAATCATCGGGAACTTCGTGTCTATTCTTATCGGGATTCCAGAGAACTTGCTTCGGTTTAATATAAGTCTTTTCAGCAATGAACTCTGAATTGTTTGGTCCTAAAGGGTTTATCTGTTCTCCTATCTTTTCATTTTCGTATTTAGTGACACAACTAGAACAGATTTCCTCAAAGTCTGCATGAATCACAAAAATTGTTTTTGTATCATTATAGAACCACTTCAGACATCCGTCACAACTGTAATAACCATTCTTCATTAAAAGATATTCAATGTCACATGCTCTCAATTCATATTCCTTATGGAGAATATGATAACCGAGAGAACCCGGTCTGATATTTAATGTCGAAACCATGTGAGAGATTGCAGACATTCCCCAAGAAAGTCTTTTGGAACGAAGTCTTCTTTCAATGCTTGGGACTTCTTTGAATTGTCTCTGCATATATACTCCATTGTGTAGTAGCAGGGGCCGAAAGTCCCGGCCCCCTATTTTTCCTGCCCCCTATTTTTCTATCTGATTCTCATTCCCTGTGATTCCATATACTTTCTTGAGGCTTTCATTCCACCAACACGAATAACATTAGCTTGAGTCAGAACAGTGAATGCTCCGACAGAAGCATCAATCTGGTCATCCAGTTGACCCATTGGAAAGTATTTGAACTCGTCAATAAATTCCTCATTCCATCTTCCCGGTTTCAACCAGACATTTCCACCGTTGACTTGAGTGGAGAATGCGTCTGCTCTTGCTGCTTTACCAGCACCGGCGGTATGTCTGTTAGGAGTAATCTTTTTGACATTAAATCCTGCCATTTTTCGGAAGGTAATGTCTACAGATTGTTTTCCACCAGAACCCCCTTCCTGTTCAATTCCGACAATAACGTGCATACCATCTTCTCTTGCAGTATTCAGCATCATTTCATCGCGTGCGTAGCTGTCAAGTTGGAAACGTATGACATCATATATGACGTATCTGTGGTCTTCATCAACACCCATAAGAACCCCAACAGTAAAATTACCTCCGCCAAGTGAACCGGCTTTATCCCAAAACCTGCAAAATCGAGTACACTTCGGAACTGTCGGTTCTCGTCTGAATTTGTCAACAAGGAACTGACCTCCTTCAAGGGGAATGGGACTCTGACCGTATTGCCCTGCAAAGGCAAACTTACCGATCTTCCGTTTGATATCATCCAGAACTTTTCTAGTTAGTCGTTTAGGGTCCATCAGACCATCAACGTACTTGTCTCTCAATTCTGGAGGAAAGACAGGATAATTATTCTCAGCAGGTAGAACAAGTCTCTTTACATTGGAATTGTTCATCATCACTTCAGAAGGATCGCCAAGTCCTAATCTCTGTTGAACAAGTAAAGTCACAGATGTAGCTTTATTTGTCTTTCTACCAGAGATTTCTTCCGCAATCCATTTGTTTGCGGCAGTCAAGTCTGCAACAGACCCGGCACGTTTAGGGTCAACAGGGTCATCTAGGATAATCGCGTGAGCGTGATAACCGATAACTGACCCACCAACTGATGTCGCAAAACGCAAACCCCCTTTAGTTGTTACAAACAAGTGTTTAGTATTCTGATCGTCTGTCAATTCAACATCAGGAAACATTTTTTTGTATTTTTCGGATGTCACAATCAGGCGGGCACGTCTGGACAATTCAAGTGACAGTTCATGTGAATATGAACCACAGATAAACTTGAATGAAGGAAACTTTGCCCATGCCCATCCCATAGGCATCATTGAACAGAGAAGAGACTTACTTGTACCGGGTGAGATATTGACAAGGATATCATTATCACACGGAAGTCCTTTCATGACACGTTCTAATGCTTCCTGAACTCTGGAACAGATTTCTGACATGTGCCAGTTCCATTCCAGTTTTTCAGCAACAACAATATCCCATGCCCATTGGACATAGGATTCATAATCCTCTTCAAGAATCTTTCTCTTAAGTTTGTCAGTATTTATTGCAATTGATTGAAGTACAGATAAGTCAAATCTGGGCGGACTCTGTTCCTTTGGAGTCTCTGGTTGATGGACAACGTTGACTCTTTTCTTTTTCTTTTTGTAAGTTATCCATGAAGCAACCATGATTATACCCTCTCGACAATTTCAGCGTCTTGGATTGTCTCTTGTTCCTGTGCCTTCTCAAGCATCAGAAGAATTTGTTTCTTTTCAGCAGTGGGGAGTCTTTCCATGATACGGTCAAAGGAATGGGTATGGTCAACTGAACCTTTAATCTCAACAGTCTTTTTGTTATCCCCATATCCTCTGTCAGCATTCAATGCCTTATTTGCATGAATAGTTGCTGTCACATCCCCCTTCTTAATCAGCTTGAACATACTTGATTCGACAAAGTTCTGTTTATGCCATCGTATTTCATCACAGAGTTTTTTGAAGTCATCGTTCTTTAACCAGTTATCAAAAGTCTTCTTGGAGATACAGACCTTTCTGCAAGCTGCGGAAAGATTGAATGAAGAGACAACGTAGGCATGAAGAAACAGTTGTTGTCTTACATGAAGGGGTTTCTTTTGGAACAGACTTTCTATTCTCTGTTCCCTGTAAACACTCTTACTGTATCTGTGAATCTTGTCCCACAATCTCTGCATCGGTGGTGACAAACTATTGTACATATACTTGATGATTGTGTCAGCCGAGTTTCCTTTGTCATCTTTCTCTCTGGCTTTCTTCAGAGCATAGGCGATTACAGGTCTATTTGCCCTCCAGTCGATCAGTGTATCTTTGGATATCTTTAGGACTTTACATATCTGTTTGTTCGTGAATCCATTTCTTGCCATGTCATAAACATCAACAGGAGTTGTATGAGGGTCATATTTCTTACCCTTCAATACAACAAACTCTTTATCTTTCCTTTTCTTTCGTCTTGTTACGGGCATACCTTTAATAACTCCATTGGACTATTGGACAAAAAGATTCCCATTCCGAACCATTGTATCTTCGGTGTACATTCGTGCAATAAAAAAAGGTAAGTGTGTCGTATTGTCATGTACTTTCCCCTACAAATTTAAGGAAGAAAAAATTTTGAAAAAAACGTAAACCAATGGTTGATACTGGCATGAAATTTTCGTATAACTTTGATTCTGAAAACCTTTTACCCTAAAGGACGGTTGAAAATGAATGCGAAACAGAAGAAACTTGACAAGGAAATCAGCCTTCTGTCAAAACGAAAGGAAACCCCTGAAACAAAGAAAGCGATTAACAAACTGAAAAGGGAGTATAACCAAGTTTGGAAAGACGAATTGGTCAAATATATAGGAAAGAAAATTGACGGGATGGTGGATTATCAGTCATTTCTAGAATACTGTCTGGAAAATAACATATCACACTCTCTACCGGGAGGGTTTACAGGATATATTGACAAAGATCGCAAGTGGTACACTGTGGACGAAGATTTAGTCAATGGTGCCCCTAATTCTTTTATGTTCCCTACCGTCAAGATGAACCCATCATTTGACAAAGAATCTTCACCTTGGGTATTCGTAGCTATCAGACAAGACGGAACCCAAGGAAACTACTTTTACTGCAAATCATTTGTCAAAGAACAACGCAACAAAAAGTTTATGAACGTAAGGTCACTTCTGGATTGTATTGACAAGGTTCGTGCCAAGTGGTTGAAACTGATAAATGAGTTTGACGAGTCAAATCCAGACAGTGTTGCGGCAGTTGTACTGGAATTGCTCTTTCAGTTTTCCGCCCGTATAGGTTCCGATGGGAATGGAACACGGGAAGGGAAAAAAACCTACGGTATTGTCACACTTCGCAGAAAGCATGTTAGGGATTGTTCCAAAGGACTCATTTTCCGTTACCTTGGAAAAGACGCAGTTAAGACAAAACATATCTGGTTCCCTTCGGATAAACAAAAACATGACATACTGTGCATAATCTCTGACTTGCTCGAAAACAAGAATCCCTCAGACTTTGTGTTCACCTATCGTTGTAAGAATGGAAAACGAAAACCAATTCAACCGAGTGTCGTAAACAGACTATTCAAGAAACTCGGGGCGGGAGATTGTACAGTTCATAAACTTCGGACATATCATGCTACGGCACTAGCGGAAAGACTGATTGAAGAAATGTTTGTCACTCGCAAAAAGTTCATGAACGAAAAGAAAGCAGCGGAAGCATTAGTCAAGATTGCAGAAAAGGTAGGCAAACAATTAAACCATGTACGGAGGACAAAAGAGGGACGGCAGAAAGTAACAGGTATGACAGCATTGAACAACTATATTGACACAATCTTACAGAAGAAGTTTTACGAACACTACAAAATTCCCTTCCCTAAGTATCTGGAGAAAATGCTGTAATGCCATACATTGCAAAAAAGAAAAAGTGGATAGTCAGAGTAAAGAAAGTCAAAAAGGTAAAGGATAATCACAAGTTTGAAATTGGTCTGGATTTTGACAAACCTGATGGGGCAATCATTCTGGCTGCCCTATCACTCATGGGAACAGTATTAAAGAATCCTGAAAAGCTAAAGGACAAAAAAACAAGGGATGATCTTGAATGGACTCTTTCTGGTAAACTGGAGACTCTCGGAGTTCCGGCGGGAAAGAGAAAGATAACTCAGAATGATATCGAAAAATGTATGACTAAAATATATCACATATTCACGAAAGGATACAGTAGTCCGACAAAAGTAAACAAGGCAATGTTCAACACAATCTTCTGGCCTGACTTCTCTGGAGGATTTGTGGTTAAAGCAAACGAAGTCATTGATGTTACTTCCAACAAAACCAAACTACGGAGTTATTAACATGCTTAGGACTATTTACCTTTCTCACAATACCGCACAAGCAGAAGTTCAGGGAGTAAAGGATATTCTGACTGAAATGATGGAGATTATGGAATTTGGGTTGTTGGACATTCCTGCCGATGATCGTCCAGATCGTGTCAAACAACTGATGTTTGAAGTGACTAAATGTGTTCAACCTCTCTTGCAGGAATACATTGAAATAAAGACTGGAACGGGAAGGTATTTAGACACAAATTTTCTGCCCCCTTCGATCAACCATTTGTCAGATATTCAGAAAGCGTTCGGGATTCTGATTGAAAGGCAGATTGCAAAGATTGATAACACGGACCCGGAAAAGGAAAAGAAACTGATTGACTTCGAGAAGTATAAATTGCTGTTCACTCAGAACGTATTCTGTCTGAGTTACCTGCTGATTGAAAGACTTACTGATTTATCTGACATTCCTGAAGGGAGTTGGTTCCGATCATGTATCGGAGGGAAGTTTATGACTATCTTTGGGAATTATCCAATGTGTCCAATATCCGTACCAAACATTCTGTTCATGGGCATCACTGGAATGTCCAACGATCAGAACGCTTTGATTGTCAGAAATAACTACGACCATCTTTTCCAGCAAGCCATCACAAAGAAAGGACATATAAAGAAAGAAAAAAATATCCAGAAACTTCGCAGAGAGATATTGCATATAGCGGGAAAAATCAATACAGATATCACGTTCCATGTTTATAACAGTGACAAAAAGGAGGTTGAGACAAAAACGGAACCTGTGAAATTATTTGAAAATTAAAACCCCTTAACTGATTGACTTCACACTTAGGAGAATGACATGCCTTTCGTTTCAACAAAGAAAGTCACAAAGAAACCCGCTAAGGCCAAAGCAAAGAAAAAGGTCTTAGTCAAGCCTAAGTTAGCTGCACCTAAGAAGAAACCCGCTAAACCTGCCAAAAAGCCAGCAAGCAAGAGGAGGAAACCCCTCCCCTTACCCCTTTCCCGGCCTGCCAAGGGGCCGAAAAAGGGGAAACCGGGCAAGAAAGCAACCAAGGCAATAAAACCCGTTAAAACGAAGCCTAGACGTTCTGATGAGAATAAGAATGTAGTTAGTGTACAAAGTACACCAACTGTACAAACTCCCATTAAAAAGAAGAACCAACGGGAATGGTATGTCATAGCTGTTACACCGGGATACCGGGATGAGAAAGTCAGAAAAAACTTGGTCAGAGAAAGAAAGAAACTTGACAATGATGTAAGGAAACTGGTTGGAAAGATTCTTTCCCCTAAACACGAAATTGTCACTCTCGCTCCGGTTGGGAAAGATGAACGTCCTTTCATGGATGTCAAAGCACCACACGAAGAACTAGGATATGAAACTCCCAAAACTGTCAAAGTTGCAGGGAAATACAGTTTCATGAAGTATCTTCGAGTCGGAGAAGATAATCGAAAGAGAGAGGAAAAGGTCAAACGAGTTGCAAAGTTTCCCGGCTATCTGATTATTGAATGTCGTTTGACGGATGAAGTGAAGTCCTTTATTATGACAACAAAGGGAGTTCAATGTATCCTCATGAATCCCCAAAACATTGTCAGTATGAAAGACCAAGAAGCAGCGGAATTGCTTCTGGAAAAGAGAGATATTGACAATAGAAAGAAAAACCCTCCAAAGAAAGATGAACCGAAAAAGGATGACAAAACTTTCTCTTTCGATGACATAAAGAAAGAGGAAAGTAAGGAGCCTGTTCCGGTTGTGAACAACAATACTTTCGAGAAAGGGGAAACAGTCCTTATAGAAAAGAAAGGCTATCCTTGGGATGGGTACAAGGCAATAATACAGAAAACAGACACAAGTATGGACAATGTAGTTCAGGTTGAAGTAGTATTCATGGGATTCACTATTTCAATCATGGTTCCGGTATCTGTACTGAAGAAGGGAGTCAAGTAATGTCGAAAAAGGAAATAGTGAAACGGAATAAACGATTCGATGATGTAAAGGACATTGTTACCAATGCCGCAAGATTCATTCTATCTTCTGTGGATGCAGTAGCAGAAGCACCGGGAGTCGCTTTTCTAGGATTTGTCAAAGCACTGGAAGGATTCAAGAGTGACAAAGGAATGGAGTTTGAGGACTTTGCAAAGTATATGACAATATACGAAGCAAAAAAAGTTAAGAAGTTTCTGCTGGATATCAAAAAGTCCAAAAAGGTGTATTACTTCCCTGATGATGACCTTCAAAGTATTCCAAGCAACAGTGATATTGAACAGGAAAATGTCTGGCTTGAAGTCGATGAACGGTTATCTCAGGACGGAAAACATCTTTTGGACCTTATCATTCGTGAAGAGGGAATGAAAGATATTGTTGACTTGTTTGCAAAGAAAGAAATGGTATTTGACAAATACTCACGTTCCTATGGAAGAGTCTGGAGAAGGGAATTAAAGAATCAATGTACAATATGGGAGGAATGGACTCAACAACGATACGATGAAGCATTCAGGGAAGTCAAAAATCTTTACAGAGCAATCTCAGCATGACTAAAAAAATAAAACCTTTCCCTTTCCAACTGGAAGGGATTGAAGCTATACAGGACTTTGGAGGGGTAGCTTTACTTGCGGACGAAATGGGACTTGGAAAGTCCTGTCAAGCTATCCGATGGTGGAGAAAATATACCGATAAGAACCTTCCGATTCTGCTTATCTGTCCTGCTGGACTTAAATGGAACTGGAAGGATGAAATTAAAAAATGGGCACCAAAGTACACAGTAGTTACTTTGTCAACAAAAACCCCTTTTGACTATAAACCAAAGAAAGAGGCTTTCTACAAAAAAGTCTATATAATTAACTATGACATTCTGAAGGCATGGTTGCCTTGGTTAAAGAAAATACCATTCTCGACCGTAGTGATGGATGAATGTCACTTAATCAAAAACAGAAAATCACAGAGAAGCAAGGCATCAAAGTCAATCTCTTTGAAAATACCACACCGGATATTATTGTCCGGTACTCCGTTGACAAACATGCCTGCGGATTTATGGGTTGCATTGAACATTCTGGACAGAAAAGGATTCCCTAGTTTCTTTGCGTTCTGTTCTGAATACGCAAAACCAAAGAAAACCCCTTGGGGATGGACTTTCAAGGGAGCAAAGAATCTTGGCAAACTTCACAGAATTCTCAAACGTAGCTACATGATAAGACGGTTGAAGAAAGATGTCCTGAAAGACCTTCCAGATAAAGTACATACCGTTGTTCCTATTGACCTGCTTCCAGCACAAAGGAAAAAATACGATAAGGCAAAGTTTGATTTTCTTCGATGGGCAAACAAGAAACAGCACACTATGTCAAAGAGCCAGTTTGAAACTGTCTCCAAGACAAAGATGATGAAGTTAAAGACGGTGGTCGGTAAACTGAAAATGAACTTTCTTGTCGAATGGATCGAAAACTTTCTGGAAGAGAACGACGGGAAACTGATTGTGTTCGGGATTCACAAGAAAGTCCTGAAACAATTACATGACAAGTTTGAAAAGATCAGTGTGCTGGTAAACGGTGAAGTGTCCATGAAGGACAGAAAGGTACGGACGAAGCGATTCCAGAAAAAAGAAAACTGTCGCATCTTCTTTGGGAATATCCATGCTGCTGGAACTGGTTGGAATGGTTCAATGGCGAATACGGTATTGTTTGTCGAACTGGACTGGGTTCCTGCAAACATGAACCAAGCGTCTGACAGACCTCACCGTATTGGTCAGAAAGGGAATACCAGTGTCTACTATCTTGTGGCAAGAAACACAATCGAATACACCTTGTGTAAAATGCTACAGGACAAGCAGGGTATCTCCGATGAAGTCTTAGATGACAAAAAGAACGTAAAGAATCTTGAACTGCATAAACAACTGTTACAGAAACTCTTGAAGGAAAAGAAATGAATCTGACAGAGTTGTTGCAGAAGCACGGAGCAAAGATAGCTCCACAGGGGAACAAGTACAACAGACCAAACTGGACTAACATTGTTTGTCCTTTTTGCGGTCATTTATATCCTGATAAATACCACTGCGGTATCAACAATACCTTCGGAACTGTCAATTGCTATAACTGCGGTCCCGGAAAATCATTGAAAAGGGTATTGCAGAAAGTCAGTAGTTCTTCCTACAAAGAATTGTCAGATGATGTAGGAAAAATCAAGTGGGAGAAATACAAGGAAACAGGTCTTAATACAGGTTTCAAATATACGGAACCTGATTTTGTGGGAGAACTGAAGAAAGGTCACATTGAGTATCTGAAATCCAGAAGACTTAATGTGGATGAAATTGTAAAGATATGGAACCTGAAAGGAATCGGAATCGCTCCAAGATTGTCATGGAGAATCTTCATCCCTATTTACTTTCAGGGAAAGAAAGTTTCTTGGACAACACGATCAATAGGAAAAGCCGGTTATATGTCAGCTTCTAAAAGGGAAGAAACAATTGACCATAAGCAGATTCTCTATGGAGAAGACTATGCCGGAGAAACAATATGTGTCCATGAAGGACCTTTTGATGTTATTACGACTGGTCCGGGAGCGGTTGGAACTCTCGGAATTGGATATACACAGTCTCAGCTTATCAGAATTGGAAAACATCCTAATAGATATATCTGCTTTGACAATCAACCGTCTGCCATTGAACGAGCGAAAAATCTCAAAGATGAGTTGTCTATCTTTGGAGGAAAGACCAGTATTCTTATTATTGATGCGAAAGACATAAATGAAGCATCTGACAAAGAGAGACGATTGCTGAGAAGAACTGTATTCGGGAAAAAACACTAACAGGAGTATGACATGGACTATGATCCCGACCGTATTCTTATGCTCAGTGGCGGTCTTGGGGAAATGGATAAAACTCAGTTAAGAAAATATGCTGAGATTCTTTTGGACCAAATTATAAAATATGAAACTGGAGAAAATTGTTACAGACTTGTCAAAGTTAAGCAAGGAAAAGGGCTTATAGAAGAAGAATTGACAAATGGAACAAGAGAGGCTTGTATCCAATGCGGTGAAGTCTTGAAAAAACAATATCCTGAATCTGTCATAGCTGTGATAACGGGAAGACTTGTTATTTGGCCTGAAATGAACTTTGGGGAATTGTTGCGTATTTAATTCTTGAAGAGATTCAGTCATTTTGTTAAAAAAGGAAGACCTGAGCAACGCACTCAGGTCTTCCCTCTTACCGGAACGGGCAAGGTTACACAAGAAAGGGTATGGTAATGAAAGGCAAAAAGGTCGTCAAGAGAAAAAAGGGTCATTTTTTCGTTTGGGCGCATTTTCTCACTAGGTTCAATTCTACTGAATGTTTGTTCATTAGCTGGCTTTTATGGAAAGCTAAACAAATGAACACATACCTAGAAAACAAGATGGAAGGTTGTCTTGACAAAAACAAGATGGAATGGACTGAAGCTGACAATGGTTGGGTGCGATGGAACACAAATTGTGTCTTAAATGATTTGACATTCTTAAATGAAAAGAATTTGTCAAAAATAGTTCAGAAGTTTAACAAACTCAACATTTTGTCTTGGCAAACATTTGTAATTGAAAACAAAACTTTGAGAAAGATACGTCAAAAACATGTCAGAATAAATTTATCAGAATTACATAAGTACCTGACAGACAAGACGCTGAGTAAGATAAAAGAGTTTGAACAAGACAAACATACCAGAATCAGATACACTCTTTATATCAATGATGTCATATTGGAAGACTACACATACTTCCCTGTTGACTATAGCATCATAGATGCTTTGAAGAACTCAAAAGAAATTCTTTTGTATCACTGGATTAAAAATGAACTAAAAGTCAAAAAGATTCACAAATTTGATAAAATGTTTCCTGTCAAATACATTAAGAATGCTTTGGGGTTCAAAGTCACTACTCAAAGGAAATTATTGAAGAGTATAAGAGAAAAAGGACTTCTCAATTACAATGTTAATAAAAAACCAACTGTGACCAGTGATGGAATTAAGTTTCAAAGTAAGAGGATTATTGAATTAAAAACAAAAAATTCGCCAAAAGGGTCTCCATACAATTCGCCAAAAGGGTCTCCATACAATTCGCCAAAAGGGTCTCCATACAAACTATTACAAACTAATAATAAAAACTCTCCGGTTTCCTGCGGAAACACGGAGGGAGGTCAATCTTGGATTATTTATGTTAAGAAAAAGAAAACAGGAATAACTCCACCTGTGACTTTCTTTACTCCCCCTGCGAAGCAGATTGAGGATGATTACCACAGACTTGCAATTAAATTAAAAGATATTGTCAAAAAGAATAAAGCAAGGTACAAACAAATTTCCACCAAAAAATGGGCTAAGGAATTACGGTTATTGGGTAAGTCCCTTCGGGACGAAACCCCTGAACCGATTTCCCACATAGAAAAAACAATTGACTGGTATGAAAAGAATTACCAGAAACAATTTACTCCGAAAGCGGACAGTGCTTCCGCGTTCCGCGAGAAGTACGGTCGTATTCGGAGACAAATGGAAAAGACCGTACATGATGACATTAAAATAACTCCACAGGCATTGTCATATACTGACCAGTTACTTCGCTATCAATGGCCGGAATTGGCCAAAGGCCAGTTGCCGAAAATTGTTCAGCAAGGTATAAATGTCGTAAATACTTTCCGAAAACTTGTATATGACTTTGTTAGAGAAGCAACACAAGTTGACAAGTTTGGCTGGCCTGATGCTAAAGACAAACTGAGATTCTTCGCCAAGGATAAAATTCTCACTCATGTTAATATCGAAAATGTTGTCATAGAAAAACTGAAAAGAGTTTGGGAAAGGAATATCAATAACCCAAACTGGGATGGAGATTTGACATGGAATGCGATAACTAAAAATGACATTCTGGAATGTCCATTGCAATACCAACCTCTCTGGAAAGATGTCCTTTCCAGAATCAACTACCTCTAAAGAAAGGTCAGGGATGATGAATGGAACCTTATCAGCAAAAAGCATGGGACTACTTCTATGAAAGAAGACATTTATGGATATCCAAATATAAAAAGACATTAAAACGTCTGGAGGAAAACAAGAAACTGGAATACGATGACATTGTGCAGGAAGTCTGTTATTTTGTGTACAGTTGCATAATCCATAAATATAGTCATGAAAAGGCAACTGAGTCAAACAAAAACTTGGAATGCAATCCGGTGTATCTGTTCAAGTGTGTCGGTTCCGCTTTAATGAGAATCAGACCTTTCAAGCATACGATCAGGGAATGTAAATACAAAAGTATCAATGAAAAGGTCTATGAGAACAGAAGAGAAAGGAAGCATAGACATATTGAAGCAGAGAATGCAGAACAATTGTCTAACATCATTAAAGATATTCTGAACAAATACTGGAGAAGTTCTTCAATGAAAAAGACAATAAAGATGTATTATCTATCTGATTTAGATATGACAATGCAGGATGTAGCAGACATCAAAGGTTGCAGGAAACAGTATGTCTGTATAAGTGTAATGCACTTTAAGAATTACCTTTTCAAACTTTACCTGACTTACAATCATCTTTACGAAAGGCATGTGATTTATGGAACTGTATGAAATAATACAGTCCTTTCAATTCATCCCCACTGCCTTTTCCACCGCCATTACCTTTCGACCCAAAGGACACTAAATGAAAATCATCACAGGAAAAGACAACAATCATTCTCTGAAACTTGTACTGACAGGAATGATAACCAATTCTACTGTTCTCAGTCATATTGCTGAGAAGTGGGATAAAGGTCTGTTTACAGATAAGTGGTCAAACCTGATCGGACAATGGTGTGTTGACTATTATACAAAATATGGAAAACCACCAAAGCAGCATATTGAACAGATTTATTCCAAGTGGGCAGCAAAGACCAAAGAAGATTATGCTGAAGTGATCGGTTCGTTTCTTGGAAGAATGTCCAATGAATACGAACGATCCAAAAAGATGAACACTCAGTTTGTCTTAGATGAAGCAAGGTCTTTGTTCTCAATCGCTAATCTGAAAGACCTGAAAGATGATCTTGATGACCTGATCGAAGAGGGTAATTACAAGAAAGCCTATGAAGTTCTCCATAAACATGACCAGATTGAATTGGGTACTGGAAGTGTTATCAATGTCCTTACTGATGATGCTTCCTTATCTTCTGCTTTGGACAATCCTAAAGACGATATTCTGTTCGAGTATGATGGAGCAGCAGGGACTTTCTTTGGTGACATATTTTCCAGAGGAAACTTTGTTGCTGTGGAAGCACCAGAAAAGACTGGAAAATCATGGTTACTTATGGACTTTGTGTTCCGTGCTGCGGAACAGGGATGTCGTGTAGCTTACTTTCAGACAGGTGATATGACGGAAAAGCAGGTAATGAGAAGAATGTCTTCAAGATTCTCAAAGAGACCTTTCAAACCTGCAATCATAAAGATTCCTACTAATATCACAATGTCTGATAAGACACCTGAGATTGATTACATTGAAAAGGAATATCCTACTTATCTGTCAAAAAAGAAAGCACAGAAGTATCGAGACAGAATGGTAAAGAAAGGGATGCTTGAGGATGCAATCAAACTCATGGTCTATCCTTCTACGACAATAAGTGCTGTAGGAATTGATGCTCAATTAAAGACTCTGAAAAGACAGGGATGGGTAGCTGATGTGGTTGTTGTTGACTATGCTGATATCCTTGCCCCTGTGACTGGAACAGGGGATGATCGAAGTAAAATCAATGAAACTTGGAGTCGATTAAGAACAATATCACATGACACTCTTTTGATTACAGCTACCCAGGTCAATCGTGGAGCATACAAGGCCGATGTATTGACTAAGGATCATACGGCAGACGATAAAAGAAAGATGGCTCACGTGACATGTATGATCGGTATTAACCAGAAAGAAGAAGAAAAGAAACAGGGAGTTATGAGACTTAATTATGTAGCTCTCCGCGAAGGTGAGTTTCTGGAAACACAATGTGTCTATGTAGCTGGCTGTTTGGGTATTGCAAATCCTATCATGCTTTCCTCTTTTTAAGGACATATAATGACGGTTGAAGTCAATATACTCGATGTAATCAGAACCAAACGGAAGGAACTTAACTTGAGTCTTTCCAAGCTGGCAAAAAAAGTAGGTTGTTCTACGACCTATGTTTCCGCAGTGATGAAGAAACAAAAGACTGCTTCTGACGACTTTCTTATTAGGACTCTCTATGCTCTCGGATACGGTCCTTCTGATATTTTTTTATGGTACAGGGACTACTTCTGGAAAAAATCTTCGAAAAAAATCACGATAGATGTTTCCTGTGTTCCAGACGTAAACAAGCAGAATGTCCTGTATTCTCTAGTGGAAAGTGTGATAGAGAAAGAGAAGACCAAGTCCCTCCTGAAAAAATCTTGATAAATTTTCAGAATTCTGGATTGAAAACTTAGGTCAGATGATATTATAGATTAGAGACACCCATCCCACCGGGTTTCATCAGATACAGTGATATCTGACCCGTTTACAGGGTTGTCTGATTTTGGAGAAATATCATGTTGAAGGTCAAAAAGGTTCGTCTGGTGAAGTTGCTGAAGGCTGCCGGAGTCAAAGGCGTTGATGACATGAACGAAAAGAAACTGGCAAAGGCAATCAACGCTCTCCCGAAAGTCATTGCTGACGAAGACAATGAACTGAATGAGAAGCAACTTGAACTTGCCAAGGCAATCATGAAAGCCGACAAAAAAGGCAAGTGGACAATTGTGGATGAAGAAGCAGAAGCAGAAGAAAAGGTCAAGGCAAAAAGCAAGAGCAAACATACCGCTCCTGACATTGGTTCCCCCCGTGGCAAGTTCGGGATCATTGATTATGTCAAAGAAATGCTCCAGAACGCCAGCAAGAAAAAGCCTCTTCTGTTCACGGACGCATTAAAAGCAGTAGTCAAGAAGTTTGGTCCAAAGACGGAAGCTGATCGCCCTCTTCCGGGTCTGAAGACGACTGTTTACTCTCAATTGATGGTCCAACTGAAACAAAAAGGTTGGGATGTTCAACGTGTGACAGACGAAGAACTTGGAAACGCTTTCTACATCGGCAAGGGCGGAGTTCCTTCCGAGTCAAAGGAAAAGACCAAAACAAAAGGAAAGAGCAAGGAAAAAGAAGTCGTAAAGAAAAAGAAGAAAGCCGCGTAAGTTCTGATTTACTGACAAACTACAAAACCCTCTGAATTGTTCAGAGGGTTTTTTAACGTACATACACAAGGAAACAAAACATGATTGAATATATCACTCCTGCAAAAAAGATTGAAGTCATTAGTGAAGACCATGATACGCAACGAATCGAACTGAAACTTAAAAAAGGGAAGCTGTTTGTCTCAGTCAGTGAAAATAGTGATGAGGATATTTGTTTGTTGTCTCTTAATCCTGAAGGATTCATTCAACTGCACAATGTCAATATAAATGAAAGTGGACAAAACGCAGAATATCTTCACGGAAAACTTTGTCTCCAAAGTACGGACAGTGAAGAAGAAGCAGACGATGGTACAGTTGATGTCGCTCACGTTGTTGTCAAAATGTATATTGAAGGAAAGATGATTTCTTTTATTCCAGAATCCCTGATGCCTGAAAAGTCAAACCCTCTTTTCCCTGCTTCTATTTCAAAAAGGAAATAATCAGTCATGAAGAAAAATGAACAGTCACTTCCTCAGTTTCCTAAAACCAAAATCGAACAGATGTTTTCAAACATTGAGGGAAGAAAGGTCACTATCCCTGAAAATGTCTATCAGGAGTTTCCTGCATTCATTGTAGTATCTAGTGCAAGAATGTTTTACTCTCCGTTGACTTCAAGTGAAGTGAGTTTTCGTTTGGGTGCCCAGACAGTTTTCTTTGATTTTTACAAAGAACTTGCAGAGTGGTCTTCAAATACATTTGGACCTCCTGAACATCGAGGACCACTTGGTCCGATGGAACATTTCATGAAGGAAGTGAAAGAAGTCAAATCTGAGATTGATCCAGACAAGCAAAAAGAAGAAATTATTGACATGCTTTTCCTTGCTCTGGACGCTTCCCAACGAAGTGGTATGTCTTTTCCAGAAATGTGTTATCGTGCTTTTGAAAAACTGGAAAAGAACAAAAAACGGACTTGGCCAGATTGGAAGAAAGCTGACCCGAACAAAGCTATTGAACATGTCCGAGAAGAGGAAGAGGAGGTTGTCGTAATCGCAGTAAAAGATGACATAACTCCTATCTCTCTCCGTGCTTTCATGAATCAGGCAAAAGACGAAGAAGACTGGAATAAGCGTGCTGACCATATTAAAAGATTATGGGGAGGAGTGGACAATCCTCAGTTCCCTTCATTCTGGTTCCCTTCAATTGTCTCTTCTGGTCTGATGAACATAAAGATACGTCAGTGGTTAAAAGAAGGAAAGACAACTTACTAGAAAGATTGATTCCCTTTGAAAACCAAGGAAGAAAAATTTTCAAAAAATCTTTCTGAAAAACTTGAGTCAAGGAACATTATATATTGTTCAGGTTTATGGTACTGTTTCCCCTTGCTATGAGAACAGCTAAAAAACAGTAAAACCTTTCTCCATATTTCACCAGTATCTATCATTAGGGAAAGGAAAGGTGTCCAATGTAAGACATATAACACGATCTTATCCAGTATCAGACTTTCAAAAGAAGAACATCAGACAGTTTTAACTATTCGCATGGTTAAAGGGAGAGGCTGTCTGATGTTCTTCGTTTTACCCGAAAGGACTCAGCATGAAGTTTACAAGGTTTTTGACTGCTGTTGTTTGTTTGTGCTTGTTCTCCGTCTTTGCGGAAGCTACACACCGCAGAGAAGTCCGACAGGAACGGAGAGAATTTCGACAAGTATCTAAACAACCTCAGTGTCAATCCACTGTGAAAGTGGAAACATCGTTCAAGGAAAAGGCTAGAACCGTTGTGACAGCACCCCTTCATTTCATGCAAATGAAGACCTGCAACAACTGTAAGTAAGTCTTTTCCTATGAGTAGGTTGATATACTCGCTATATCAACCTACTCTTTGTCGTTTAATCCCCTAAAAATAGGACCAAACACAATGTTTGTTCAGCGTGAAGAACTTATCAGTATGCTTGAAGTCCTGAAACCCGGAAGCACACCTAAAGACATTCAGGAACAGTCAAGCTGTGTTGTGTTTAAGGATGGATACGCATATACCTACAACGAAGACATTTTCTGCCGTACAAAGACAAAGTTCCCAAAAGAATGGGAAGCTGCCGTCCCTGTCACACCTTTACTTTCAATTCTCAATAAACGTAGGGAACCGGAACTTGAAGTCAAACTGGAAGATGGAAAATTCCATCTTATCAACAAGAACCGAAACTCGTATGTCCGATACGAAAATCAAATCTCACTGCAATATGACAAAGTCACATTACCTTCAAAAGAAGACTGGGAATCACTGAAACCTCATTTCTCCGATGCGGTCACTCTGGTTCAGGATTGTGCTGGAAAGAATTCAGACTTACTTGCTCTTACCTGCATTCACATTACCAAAGACTATATCGAAGCATCTGACTCCCAGCAGATTGCCCGATTCCATATCAAAACAAAAATAAAAGAGGACTTACTTCTCAAGAAATCTTCCATTGAACCTCTGTTGTTCTTGGAACCAACCAAGATTGCTGTGACAGATAACTGGTGTCACTTCAAGACGGCAAACGGTTCACTATATTCAATTCACAAATATGTCGGTGATTTTGTTGATGTTGACAAATACCTGAAAGTGGAAGGAAAGAAAATTATTCTTCCAACAGGATTGGTCACAGCATCAGAAATTGCTGAAGTCTTTTCATCGGAAGATAAGGACAACAATAACGTCACTATCTCCCTGTCTTCCAAGAAAATCAAAATCCGCGGTGAAGGAGATTCCGGTGGTCACAGAGAAACCAAGAAAGTCAAATACTCTGGACCTGATATTTCTTTCATGATTAACCCTAAACTGCTAAGAGAGATTATTGACAGAAATAATGAATGTTTCGTCACTCCCACCAAATTGACTGTTGATGGAAACAAATACATTTACACGACCGTTCTCTCTCAAGTGGAACAGAAAGAAGAAGAATCAAGTGAAGACAATTAAAATGGTCTGCCTGCATGACTTTCAATTAGGAAACCCAGAACATGCTTATGTGTCAATAGAACTTCCAAGAGGTTCTACTGTCCTTGATGCAAAAGCAATGAGAGGGGCAATTGATCTTGTTGTCTTTGCAGACTTTGAGAACAAAAAAGAGCAAAGACGTTTTTATGTTTATCGCAATGAAATGACTTCTCTTGCTGAAAGAGATGTCAACTATAACATTGAAAAACAGATAATTCGTCTACGATATCTGAATACAGTCAATCATCTGTGGAAACATCCTTGGTATGAAACCACTGTGACTTATCATGTATTTGAGGAAATAGCATGAAAGATGGACACCAAACTTCAGTAAGTTTTCAACCCGATTCTGTCAATAAAACAGTAGGAATAATGTCATTAGATGTTTTCAATGAATTAGGAACGACTAGTCTGATACGTATTTTTGAAGGAATTAACCAAACAGTTTGGATGCCTTTTACATTGATGTCAGGAATTGGGATGCTAATGAAACAGGTAGACTATATTCCAGTTACATTTTCTTTTGTATGGAAAAAGGATTCAGACAATGTCAAACAAATGGATAACCAAGGTCAAGAAGAAAAAGGAACAGGATACAGTCCTTGCCTTCAAACTTCTTTTCGTGATAAGTGTTCGGGATGAAGAGGATCAATACGGTCCTTTTCTGATTGCTGCTGTTGATTTTCACAGTGCGATACGAAAAGTATGTCAGCACTTAAAAGAAAAAATGCTGTTTAGAAGTCCTTCTTTAATCAGTTCTCACCGGATTGATACAAAGGACATTGAACTTAATATACCAAAAACAATTTCAAGTCCACAGGAATCTAATCCGTGGAAGACAGAAGTGGTTTTCAACAAAACCACAAATACATTTGACATTGATGTGTATATGGGAGATTCCAAACGTGCTATGAAGGAAGCTCATGACAAAGCAAACAAATTCCGTTTTTCTGATTCTGGTAAGAAACGAAACAGTCGGAAAACTTGACCCTGCTATTATTGTCGCTCCGAATAATCTTACAGCTATCAGAAAACTAGCTGATGGATTATTGATTGACCTTCAACTTGACTCAGATAATCTTTTTGAAGTCTTTGAGTTTCATAATCCCGGTAAATGTGACTTTGCTTTACCGTATCTGTTTTATCATGCTAACTCAGACAGTATGTACCATAAAGTCAAGTTCAAGGTTACTGTAAACAAGAAAGGTCATATCGACATAAAGATATGAGGACACAATGAAAGGATTTTTCTCTGTACTGGAATTACCTACTGTAACTGCTTCAGGTATTGTCACAGGAGAACCTCAGTGTGGTCGTTGTGGTTTCTATCGCAAGTGTAATACACCAAAGATGAAACCATACGGCAAAGGTAAAAAAAACATCCTCATTGTGTCTGAGTATCCGGGTACAGAAGAAGATAAGACAGGAAAAGCCTTATCTGGAAACTCTGGCAGGTTTCTGGAAGATGTCTTTGATCGTTTTGGTTTCTCTATCAGGCATGATTGTCATTTAACTTATGCTTTGATATGTAAACCTTCCGCAGAACCAAAGACTGCTCATATCAATTATTGCAGTCCTAATCTGGTGAATACGATCAAGGAACTTGCTCCTAAAGTCATTATTACTTTAGGAGCAAAAGCTATTCAAAGTCTAGCGTCTTATGTATGGAAACCTGAGATATCAACTGACCACATGAAAATGGAACCGTGGGCAGGTTGGCAGATTCCATCCAGAATACTGAACGCTTGGATATGCCCTACCTATCATCCTGCTTATGTTTTAAGACAACGGGATGAAGGTAAATGTCCGATGATTGAAAAGTTTTTCTCCAAGAACATTATGAATGCCTTGGAGAAAAAAGAAAGACCTTACAAAGAATCCCCTTCCATAGAAAAGAAAGTAGATTGTCTCTATGATGAAGTCAGAATCCTGTCTGCTCTTGATCGTTTCATTGATTCTTCTGTACCAGTCACTTTTGACTATGAAACTAACAGAAGAAAACCGGAGAATCCGGGAGGAGTTGCACGTTGTGTCGGTTTGTCTGATGGAAGAAAGAGCATTGCATTTGAATTTTCTGAAAAAACTAGAAAAAGATTTATAGACTTTCTTAAATCAGATGTCCCTAAAACAGGACATAATACAAAGTTTGAACAGAAGTGGTCAAAAAGAATGTTCGGTGTCTGGCCAAAGAATGTAATATGGGACACAATGCTTGCTTCCCATGTTCTTTCCAATAAAAGAGGTATCACAGAACTGTCCTTCCAATCCTTTGTCCGATTAGGATATCCTGACCATAAAAACCACATGAAAAAATGGTTAGGTGCGGAAGACTCTGAAGGTGGGTCTTATGCAAATAATAGAGTCATGGATGTTCCTCTTCCAGTTCTTTTGAAATACTGTGGCGAGGATGTCTGTATTGAAAATGAATTGTTCTATAAACAGTTAAAGGACTTTAACACCACTTGGGAGGATGTATGCCGGACAAAGTAATCAATCGTGCTAATGTCATTGATCCAAAGTTTCTATCTATTTCCAGAAAAGGAAATATGATATCGGGAGAAGACAAAGTCTTTGTTTGGTTCAAAGGTAAAAGAGAACCTGTTATTGTTTCTGTAGCAGAAAAAGTCAAAGTACATTTAAGCGGAGATGGTTGTCTGTTTACCAGAATGGAAATACTTCTGAATGAAGGACTGGTGTGGTTCCCTGATAAACAGTCCTTCGCAATTCTTGAGTTTGGTTTTGACAGGATTCACAATGAGTTTCTTCCAAGACTTGCAAAGAAATGGAATATCGAATGGTAGTTCGTTTTGCAGGAATGAAATTCAATAGGTCCAGATTAGATGCTTACCGACTTCTCCATGAAGGTCAGACTACTCTGGCCCACATGGAGAATGCCGGTATCAAGATTGACACAAACTATCTGAGAAAATCCATTGATAACATTGATAAGGTTATCAAAACAAGACATAGAGAATTGTTGGACAACAATCCTGATGTGGTTGAAGCATGGAGAAGACGATACGGCAAGAATACAAATATGGACAGTGGGGATCAGATAGGTACGATTTTCTACAAAGACTTGGGTTATGAGTCCAAGAATAAAACAGCAACAGGAAAGTTTAAGACAAACATTGAAGCTCTATCCAAGATAGACCATCCGTTTATTCGGGGATATCTGGAAATAAAGAAACTTAAAACAGCAACAGGAACATTCCTTAATGGATTGAGAAACGAATTGACTTCTGATGGTTTTGTCCATCCTTTGTTTCATCTGCACTTTGTTGTGACTTACAGATCGAGTTCATCAGACCCAAACTTCCAGAATCTTCCAAGTCGAAACTATGAGATTATGCAGCTTGTTAAAAGATGCTTTATCTCAAGATTCAAAAATGGACATATAGTTGAACGTGACTTCAAGGCAGTGGAAGTAGCTGTTGCTGCCTGTTATCACAAAGACCCGACCATGCTTCAATACCTGAAGGATGGTTTTGACCTCCACTTGGACATGGGGTCACAGATATTCCTATGCAAAAAATCACAAGTACCAAAGAAGGCAAGATATGAGGCGAAGAACAAGTTTGTCTTTCCTCAGTTCTATGGTTCTTTTTACGTTGATTGTGCTAGGAATATATGGGATGCTTGTCTCAATAATCCTTTTGATATCGAAGGTGTCCCGGTATTTGAGTGGTTGAAGAAACATGGAATAAAGAAACTAGGTCTGTGTGATGAAAAGACTTCTCCAAAGAAAGGAACCTTTGAGAAACACATAAAGGACATTGAAGAACATTTCTGGAACAATCGTTTTCCAGTCTATACGCAATGGAAAAGAGACTGGTATAACGCTTACAAACAGAATGGTCTTATTCCTTTCTATACTGGCTTTCTGGTTGAAGCGATTAACAGACGTAATGAAGTCATTAACTATCCGATCCAAGGTTCTGCTTTCCATTGTACTTTATGGTCTGCTTGTGAAATCAGAAAGAAACTGAAGAAATATAAAATGAAGTCCATCCTGATAGGTCAAGTTCATGACTCACTTATTGGAGATTCCCCCGAAAATGAATTACAGGATTTTCTGGATATCTCGGAAGAAGTGACTTCAAAAGGATTGAAGAAACATTGGGATTGGATCATTACTCCGATTGGAACAGAAGTCGAAGTTGCTCCTGCTGGTAAGTCATGGGCAGACAAACAACCTTGGGAGAAAAAAGATGTTTGGAGACCTGTTCTCAACCATTAGGATTTTCTGGAGAGACTTGGAGTTACTCGGATTAAGAATTCCCTTTTTGATTGTTTCTGTGTCTTTCCTGCTGTTGTTTTTCATTGCAATTAAACTCTTACTAGGACTATTCAATGTCGAGTGAATTACACCGTCTCTACCGTCCAAAGAAATTATCTGATGTCATTGGACAACCTGATGCAATCAAGATGATTGAATCATGGAAAAAGAAAGATCGGTTTCCTCATACGGTATTATTGTCTGGTCCTTCAGGATGCGGGAAAACAACTCTTGCAAGAATCATTGCAAGGATGGTCGGAACAGAGAAGATTGATTTACAGGAAAATGACTGTGCTAATCTGAACTCTGTTGAAGATATACGGGCATTAAGAGACAAGAAAGGTTTATCCCCCATTGCAGGAAAGACCAGAAGCATCATTCTGGATGAAGTACATGCGTTCCGAAAGGAAGCACAGAATGTCATGTTAAAGATGCTGGAAGAACCTCCTAGCCATCTTTACTTCTTTCTGTGTACGACAGAACCCGGTAAGTTGATGAATACGATTCGGACAAGATGTACTCAGATTAACATACGTCTTTTAACTGATGATGAAGTCACAGACCTTGCAAAGAATATATGCAAGACAGAAAAAGTGAAATTATCTGATAAGGTCATTTCCAAGATTGTAGAGATAGCAAACGGATCGGCGAGAAAGGCAGTTGTGACTCTTCATTCCATTATTTCATTGGACAATGAAAAAGAACAACTGGCTTGTCTCAACAAAAGTGCTGAATCAGAAAAATCAGCATTTGACATAGCAAAGGCATTGTTCAAAAGAAATGGAATGAGTGAATTAGGACCAATGCTGAAGTCTATTGAAGAGACTCCAGAAACAATACGAAGAGTCATTCTCAGTTATGCCTCTTCCATTATTCTTAACTCAAACGGCAAGGCAGGAATATGTCCTTTTGCCCATGCGGTTATTGAAGAGTTTCGGGAACCTTTCTTTGATGAAAGTTCTGGTAAACCCCTTTTAATTGCAGGGATTTACAGGCTAACAAATAAAAAATAATTTTTCAGAAAAAACTTCTGTCAAGGAACATTATATATAGTACCTAGAATGAAGGTGAAGATATGGCCATTGTTCAGAAAATGAATTACAGTAATGACCTAAGATCACAAGTCAGTATTGATCCTGACAAACTTGATGTGGAGTGGATGGTTCATGCTGAACGTGTCTTTGATGCTTGTGAACAAGTGACTGAATATGAAGAGACTTTTTTAAGTGCGAAAGCAAATGAAGAAGAGGTTTACGCTACTCTGGTCAATCGTGTTAGAAAAAAACCAGAGAAATATGGGATTGATAAAATAACTGAGTCAGCTATAAAGTCTGTTGTGGAAGTTCATGAAAAATACATGGCAGCTAAAGAACAGACTATTGCAGCAAGGCATGAATGGACAACCAGAAAGAATCTGGTTATTGCTCTTGACGCAAAAAAGAAAGCGTTGGAGAACTTGGTAATACTATGGACAAGTAATTACCATAGTGACCCAAAGGACCGCACAAAAGGACAATCTGATTCCGTTCTTGAGCAGAAGAAAAAAGAACGGTTTCAAAAACAATCAACCAAGTTTCTAAGAAAGAAAAGATTATAATGGACTTTATCGAGTTGGTGTTTTCAACAAAAGGTTTCGCGGTTGCTATTGTCTGGTTTCTAGTTTGGGTGGTTCTCATGATGATGGTATTGTCCATCACTCATGTTATCTATGTGACCAAACTTAAACTGGATTTTCGCCGATTCAATCAAGACAACGAGATTGAAAAAGCAAAAAAGGATTTACAGGGAATGGAAAACCCTTATGAAAGTAAGACCTATCCAAAAGATAGTGTCTTCCCTTCATCGGACACTCTTCTCAATTATGGTACGAAAGGCAGACAAAACTGATGGGAAAGCGTGACAGAGAACGACGTTCAGCGTATTCGGCAGAGAATGCGGTTAAAGCAAAACAGACTGGTGCATCGTGTCTTCGTGTTCCGTCTGGTGCCAAGTTCATGCAGTTTCCAGAGAAAGGGGAATATGTTATTGACATTATTCCTTTCATTCTCAAGAAACGACCTGATCCAACTGACAAAGAGCAGAAGTATATCAAAGTAGGACACCCTGCTATTCAGTTCACTTACTTTGCTCACACTATAGGACCAGAGAACAAGAAAGTAGTTTGTCCTGCAAGGCAGAGTAGTTCTCCGTGTCCTGTTTGTGAACATAGTGCAAAACTTCGTCGGATGCCTGAACCTGATGAAGCAATGAAGAAACTGATAAATAGTTTGAATCCAAAAGAAAGAAACCTTTTCAATGTCATTGAATTGAAAAAGAGAGAAGACGGTATCAAGATTCTCGATATGTCAAACTTTCTTTTCGGTAAACCACTGAGAGAGAAACTGGAAACTTCCGGTGAGCGATATGTAAACTACGCTGACCCGGAAGAAGGTCTAAGTTTAGAATTGACTGTTGTGAAAGAATCCTTTTCAGGACATACTTACGCAAAAGTTACTTCAGTTGGTTTCAGAGAACGAGATAAGCAGTACAAAGAAAGTATCGTCGAAAAAGCACATGCTCTTGACATTATGCCAAGAGAAATGTCTTACGACGAAATGAAGACATTGTTTGAAGCGGGTCTCGGTAAAGTCGATGATGACACCGATGACGATGACCGCGACGACGATGACACCGATGACTCTGATACCCGTCGGCCTCGACGGGGGGACACGGTGAAGTTCAAGTTGAATGGAGAATGGACTATGGGTACGGTTCTCAAGTTTGATGAAGAAGAGAAGGAAGTCACGATTGAAGTCGATGGTAAGAAGGGGCCAGTTATCAAAAACATCGACAAGGTTGAGATTGTGTCTGAAGATGATGAAGACGATGATGATGATGACAAGAAGAAGAAGCCTGCCAAGGGTAAAAAGGGCAAGGCAAAGGATGAAGACGAAGACGATGAAGATGATGATGAAGACGATGAAGAGGATGAAGACGAAGACGAAGACGATGAAGATGACAAGCCGAAGAAGAAAGGCAAGAAGTCAAAGGATGACGACGAAGACGATGATGACGAAGACGAAGATGACGAAGATGAAGATGACGAAGACGACGAAGATGATGACAAACCAAAGAAAAAGGGTCGTGGCAGACCTCCCGGTAAGAAGAAGAAAAAGTAGTCTATTGTAAGTAACCCTAGCCGGGCATGACTTGTTCATGCCCGGCTTTCTTCATATACAGACATAACCATGAAATCAAAACATTACGTTTCTGTCGGTTCCGGTTTAGTCAATGCTGCTCTTTCTGGAAGCACAAGCAAGGGAATTAAAAAAGGCAGATATGTCCTTCTTGTTGGAGATTCTGAATCTGCTAAGTCTTGGGTGTGTGCTTCCGTTCTTGCAGAAGCGTCTGTCAATCCTCATTTCAAAGATTATGCTCTTGTCTACCAAGACCCTGAGAATGGTATGACAGCTAATATCGAACAGTTCTTTGGCAAGGAACTGGCAAAAAGAATTCAGTTTGAGTATCCTGATTCAATTGAACATTCTTATGACATAATGGAGAATTATCTGGACCAAGGTCCATGTATAATTATTCAGGATTCAAACGATGCTCTTGACTCTGAAGCTGATCTTGAAAAGTCTGAAGAGGATAAAAAGAAAAGACGGGAAGGAAAAGATATCGGAGGTTCCTACGGAACTGGTAAAGCCAAGGTAAACAGTCTTCGCCTGAAACCTATTGTCAAGAAACTCAAGAAAACAAACTCTATCCTGATTATCATATCTCAGACAAGAGATAATCTGGCTCAGTTTACTTTTGACAAAAAAACAAGGTCTGGTGGGAAGGCATTAAAATTCTATGCTCACATGGAACTGTGGACTTCTTCAATCGGTAAAATCACCAAAACGATCAATGGAAAGACAAGAACCATCGGAGCAAACATCCAGTTTGATGTCAAGAAAAACAGAAGTACCGGATGGCACGGTAAAGTCGAAGTACCTTTCTTCCGTAAATACGGACTCGATGATATCGGTTCCTGTATTGACTTTCTTGTTGAAGAGAAACATTGGTCCAAAGGTAAAGTCATAAAAGCACCAGAACTAAAACTGGAAGGTTCCAAAGAAAAACTGATTGCTGATATTGAAGCAAAAGACAAAGTTGAAAAACTTTATGAAGTTGTTCAAAGTGTTTGGGACCAAATTGAGGAGGCATCACTTGTCAAAAGAAAACCAAAGTATGGTTAATCTGAATAAGTCTTTTCTCAGATACCCCGGAGTCTATTTTGGAAACAAATCCAAGATTGCTTCTGAGGTCTGGAAAAGACTTGGTAATGTTGACACTTATATTGAACCGTTCTGCGGTTCTGCTTCAATGCTCTGGAAAAGACCTCTTGCCCACTTTGCCGATGGGAAAGCAAGGATTGAAATACTGAATGATAAGTATTGTCATGCAGTCAACTTTTTGAGAACAATTAAATATAAACCGGAGGTACTTGTCAAAGAAATAAGTACCTCTGTTGCGTCTGAAGTTGACCTGATTGCAAGATATCGTTATCTTGCATTCGGACATGATAAGAAAGGTTTTTCCAAAAAATTGAAAGCTGACCCTGAATACTGTGAACCTGTCATGGCAGCATGGTGGGTTTGGGGAATGTGTCTATGGATCGGTAACGACAACTTTCAGGCATTGAAATATGATAACTGGAGAAAAATTCCCGAGTGTACGACAAGAAAAGGCATCTGCGTCGACTTCAACATCGACATATGTAGTGAAAATTTCTTTTCAGGAAACGACAGATACATCGTGTCCATCAAAAACAGACACAAATGTATTCACAACTGGATCAATACACTACACAATAGACTTCTTTATACAACTATCGCGTGCGGAAAATGGTCCAGAGTTTGCGAAGCTGATTCAATTATCAGAGGAAACGGAACTAAACGAGTCGGCGTATTCCTTGATCCACCTTATCCGACAAAGTCAGAGAGTGGGGTGGAAGAGACAACGAGAGACGTATACTCAAAGAGTAAAAGCAGTTTCCGCAAACTGCAAAAGAATGTCATGGACTGGTGTATCAAAAATGCGAATGAAAAGGTTAGAGTAGCTGTCTGTGGTTATGAAGGAAACGGATACGAACTGCTTGTTAAAGAACATAGTTGGACTGAAATGAAATGGTCCACTATCGGGGGATATGCCAATACAGGAAAGAATGAAGAGAAGTCAAAAAAGAAGAATCGGTTTCTAGAACGGATATGGTTCAGTCCGAACTGTATCAAGAAAGACTCTTTCTTTTAGGAGTGACCATGCAACGATCATGGCTTATACTTGATGTCTCAAACTTGGCATATAAAGCCATGTATACGACTGGATGGATGGAGAATGATGGAGACCCTACTGGAGTTCTTTATGGACTCTTTAGGGATGTCTTCAATCTGAGAAGAAGATTCAATACTGACCATATTGTATGGTGTTTCGATTCCAGAAATAGTCATAGAAAAAACATCTATCCTCAGTACAAAGAAAAGAGATTACAGAAAACAGTTGAAGAAAAAGAAAAGATTGACAAGTTACATAGACAATTGGATGATCTTCGTAAGAAATATCTCCCTGTTGTCGCTCATAATATTTTTTACAAGAACGGATATGAAGCTGATGACATGATAGCATGTGCTGTTAATAAAATAGTACATGATGACATAATCATTGTTTCCGGTGATGAAGACCTGTATCAATTGCTTCATAAGAATGTCTCTATGTATTCCATGCGTAAAGACACTATTATGAATAAAACAAAGTTCAAAAGAGAGTATGGAATAAAACCAAGTGAATGGTCACTTGTGAAAGCACTGGCAGGATGTTCTTCTGACAATATCAAAGGTATTGAAGGTATTGGTGAAAAGACAGTCTGTAAATGGATAAACAATACCCTCAGTCCTTCTTATAAGACATTCAAGAAACTGGAGAAACTGGAAAAGGTTTATCTGAAAAAGAATCTCCCTCTCGTTCAACTGCCTTTTGATGGACTTGAACTGGAACAGGAATTAAAAGACAAACCTGATCTTCATGAAAGCCACAAGGACTTTACTACGATATTAGGACAACTAGGAATCAAATCACTTGGAGGAATGGATGGCAAAGGGAAAAGGGAGTAGCTACGAAAGAAGTATCTGTAAAAAACTTTCACTGTGGTTAAGCAACGGTCAATCTGATGATTACTTCTGGAGGTCTTCAAACTCTGGAGGCAGAGCAACAGTCAGAAATAGAAAAGGAAAAGGTACAAGAGGACATGCCGGGGATGTTGTTGGAACTCACCCGATAGGAGAGAGATTCCTTGACAGCTTTACTCTGGAACTGAAACACGGATACAGCAGATACAGTCCATTTGATCTTATTGACAGTATGGGAAACCTGAATGCCCATCAGTACAGAAGATGGATTAAGCAGGCAAGGTCTTCTCAGAAAATAGCAGGAAGCAGGTCATGGATGATTATTCACAGACGGAACTTCAAGAAAGACATGGTTTACTTTCCAGAGAAACGGAATGCTGCTTTCCTTTTAAGCATTGAAGACTTTCCTTACTGTATCCTCAAGTGGGGAAAGATAAAGATAGTTGGAATGTCACTTGATAGCTTCATGAAACTTCTTGACAAAAACAGGAGTAAGATGATATGGCTAAAACAAGAAAAAAGTTAGTCGAGTTCTATCATGGACCTTTTGACGGAAGAAAACAAACTGTTGAAGTTGATTTTCTTCCAGACCCTTTCATTATCATGATTAACCATACTTATGTTTCCGCAGAAGGGTCAAATATAACAAAAGCATTCAAGTACGTTATGGACAATTCCACATACGAAACAGATAAATGGAAATACTATCATGAAGGAAACTTTCCCGCGAGAAAATCTGTATAGGATAGGGTGTTTCATTTATGTCTTAATCCTCTGCTGCATAGCAGCATACAAAATGAGTCGATTATGAAAGGTAAAAACTTTTCCTGTAACAATGCTACAGGGAAAAGAAAAAAGTCTGATTTTTATGAAACACCTTATTCATTAACCAGACTTCTTTTGAAAGATAATTCCTTCAAATATGACTTCAATGATAAAAGACTGACTATTCTGGAGCCTGCGTGTGGGAATGGTGCAATATCAAAAGTTCTCAAAAAGAAACTAGACTCCAAAATAGTTGAGTATGACATACAGCAGGGGAGAGATTTTCTTAAAGAGAAAAACAAATACGACAGGATAATAACAAATCCTCCGTTTAGTCTTGCATACGAGTTCATTCAAAAAGCAAAAGAAGTGTCTAAACAGTTTTGCTTTCTTTTACCATTGTCTTATCTTCATGGAAAAGAAAGACATGATAAGATATACTGTGATGTGAAATACCCTCTTCGACATATTTTCATATTCACACGATACCCTATGCTTGGAGACAAATTGAGAAAAGATGGAAAGCATAGGACAGGAATGATGGTCTATGCTTGGTTCTGGTGGGCAGAGGCTCATTACTTTGATAACCAGACATCTATCTCATGGTTAGACAATGATCCTTATGTCCTGAGAAAACGATGATTAAAAAAGTTATCTGGAAAAACTTCCAGAACCATACAAAGAAAGTCATTGAGTTTGCTCCTGATGTTACTGTCATTGTTGGAGCAAGTGATAAAGGAAAGTCTGCTTTGTTCCGGGGAATCCGTTGGGTAGCTACTGGAAGACCAGTAGGAGGAAGATATGTTAAAAAAGGGAAAACAAACTGTTCTGTAAAGATCATCACTTCAGACGGAACTGTCAAACGATCAAAGAATAAAAAGACAAACTCCTATGAAGTGAATGGAAAAGTTCTGAAAGCGTTTCAGGCAAAGGTTCCACAGGAAGTCACATACATATTAGGTCTTTCAGAGATAAACTTTCAGAATCAGTTTGACGGTCCTTACTGGTTTTCTCTTTCCCCGAAACAGATTACTCTTAAACTCAATGATATTGTCAATCTATCTGAACTGGATAAAATTCAATCCAAATGTCAGAAAATGTTACGAAAGACTAAAACTGAAAAGGATTTTCTAACAGACAAAATTATTGAGGATAAGAAGGAACTGAAGTCTCTTGAATGGGTTCCTGAGTGTTATGCTGCACATAAGGAATTGAAAAACTTAAAGACAGATAAACTGGAACTGGAAGAAAAAGAAGAGAGACTATCTAAACTGTTAAAAAATCTTGTTCTTCATGAGGAACGAGTCAATCTTTATAGTCGTTTAGTATACGACTTCATAGAAGTCAATAATCTTTATCTCACTATCATTCACAATGAACAGAAAGAAAAGAAAATTAAATCTACTCTGAAAAACTTCAAAGGAACTGACTTGACTCCAGTTGATTTCTCAGAGGTTCAGAAATTAAGAGAAGAATGTGACAAACTGGCAAATAAGGAATCCCGGTTAGTTATTCTCCGCGATTCAATCATTGAAACAGAGCAAGAGTTAAATACCGTATCAGACAAACTCAAACAGTTTCTAAGGAAACAGAAAAGGTGTCCATTATGTCAAAGCAAACTAAAGCCAAACCAATTGCAGTCTGTGTTTCAGATATCCACTTTACAGACGACCCTCCCAAAGCAAGAAATAAAGACAAAGACACCCTTCTGAATGACATAATCAGAAGTATGGAAATTGTTTTTACTCATGCAATGCAATTGAATGTTCCTATTTTAATTGCAGGGGATGTATTCGACAAATATAATGTAGGGAATTATACTCTTTATAAAGTCATGGATTTATTCAAACGTGCTTCCTATAATACACCCATTTATATGACATACGGTCAACATGACCTGTATTGCCACAATTTTCTTTTAATGGACAAGACTGCTTATGGTATACTTGCTTCTCATGGAGAAGCAACTCATTTAGACAAAACAAATGCTGTTGAGGTTATTGGAACTTGTCTAATCGCTTCTCTTGGATGGGATGAAGAGTATAGTAAAGGTGTATTAAAAAATATCAGAAAACAATTGAAAGAGAAAAAAGAGTATTGTCTTGGAAAAGACATGAAAAGCATTCTGATGGTTCATAAATACATCCATAGTGGAAAGTCAGATATTCCTGATCTTCCTAAAGATGCTGATGCAAGTGTCTTTCAACAGAAGTTTGAAGGTATCTTTGATTTTATTGTCAGTGGAGACAACCATACACCTTTCGTTTCTTCCATGAAAGGTTGTCCTACTCTTGTTAATTGCGGTGGAGTGTGGAATAAGAATTTTAATGAAAAGGGAAAAGAGAGATTCTGTTATGTCTTATATGACGACGGAACAGCTTCCCCTAGACCTATCAATCTGGAACATAAAGAGCATTGGGACGCATTCTATGATTTTGAAAAGATTCCTGAGAAAGACAAAAAAAGAATAGCTCAGTTCGCCAGAGACTACAAACTTTCTTTTAATGAGATAACTGAAATAACAAAAGACAATATACAGCAAATGTTATTTTCTCAAGTCAAGACAATGAATAATGATGAATGGAGTTCAGCACATGTCGGTTTTGCTGAAGAACTATTTAATAAGGAAGAAGAATGACAACAGTAGCGTTAGATGGTCATGAGACTCTTGCGAGAACTGTTAAAGAATATAATGACAAAGTTTCTGAATCTGCTGGAGCATTGAAGCAGTTAAAGAAAGCATTGAAAGAAGAATTTGACTGTACCAGTAAAGAACAACTGGAAGAACTGTTGTCTAAAACAAAGAAACTCAAGATGAAAAAATATAAACTCTATCTTGAGAAAAGGAAAGAGTTTGAAAAGAAATACAGGAAACAACTGGACAAGTTAAATGAATCTTAAAAAACTCAAGGACCGTTATGACGATCTTCAGAAGTTCATTGATAAGAGTATGAAGCAAAGAAAGAAACTGAAGGACAAGTTGGATGCCGGTAAAGATGTCTCTGCAATGATTCAAAGCATATCTGAGACATTGCAGAGAGAAACTTATGGAAGAATATCCGGTATTGTTACTTCTTGTCTTAATGCAGTGTTCGACGATCCTTATGAGTTTGAGATTGTAGTCCAGAAGAAAAGAAACAAGACTGAAGCTAAACTGGTTTACAGAAGAGACGGAGAAGAGTTTGATCCAATGACTGAAAGTGGGGGAGGGGTTCTGGATGTGGCAGCATTTGGATTAAGACTTGCTACGATGCGTCCCGGTATTAACGGAGTTGAGCCAGTTCTGCTTCTTGACGAACCATTCAAACATTTGTCAGAAGAATATATACCTAGAGTCAATGAACTTCTGCAAACCATGTCAAAAGAGTTCAAGTTTCAGTTTATTGTCATAACACACAATCAAGGTTTGTCAGGAACAAAGACGGTTCATATCTAAAAGTATAGTAGTGTACAGTGTACACTACTATACCCCTTCTTTTATAGTGTACAAAGTACCATCGTTTTTAATTGCGATATGGCTTTATTAGGCGAACTATTTTCAAAAAACCGATTCAGAGTACACCTACGGGGGAATTTCGCGTCCTAGGGGCCAAATTTAGGGGTAGAAAACGAAAAGGCCGGAAACTGAAACCCACTAGGGAACAGTTTCCGGCCTTTTTTAGTGTACATAGTGTACACTACTATACAATTGGTTCGTCCATCTCCACTTCCTCCACTGTTTCAAGACTAAATTGTCCCGGAACAGGAGGAGGGAAAGTGTCAGAAGCAATAAACTCTGTCCCACTGTTGTATGGACTCTTGTTTCCAGACACATCAATTGCTCTCAGCTTGACAACACCACTTGCATCTTTGGGTACAACAAAGTCAGCAAAAGCAAGATCGGTACTGTAGTCATCCATCTCCAGAGTGAACGGACCCTTCACTTCATCACCGGACTTATAGCTGTAGTCAATCCTCACACCCCAATTAGCATGATCCGCGGAAGTCTTGTTTGGGAAGTAGACACGCAACTTGATTCCCTGAATCATATACTCTCCTTCTATAGACAATGTTGGCGGATTAGGTGTAGGTACAAACTTACACTCAGAAAATAATCTGCACAACCATGTCTTTAGTTTCTTGAACATGACCATGTTCTCTTTTAGATATCTGCAACAAAAAAATTGCATTTAGATGAATTACAATTACAGGTACATACTACTCCCAGTCCTTTATCACAAACATACCATTGTTTTCTGACATCCCCTCCAATTGGAGGAGGGGCAGGTTTCCCTACATAGATGCAGGGAAGACTTTTTTTCTTTGCTTTGGTTGTCTTGGTAACACTTTTCTTTGGATTCAGAATAGAGTTTCTGTATGCTTCGTTAGTGTCAAACAACCAGCATAGTCTGCAACCGGGAAAAGTTTCCGTATGTTTGCATTTTTTCATCTTGTCACTGTACCTTCGATTGTTCCGTCAGGTGAAGTGACAGTGAAATCAACAGACACAAACCCTTCTGCATCACATACAAGATTGTCCATAGTTATAGTTGTTACACCATCACTAGGTTCAATGGCACAACTATCATGAGTTGTTGCAGCAACAGGAGCAACAGGAGTAGGACAACCTGTATCATCGCCTATCACAGAAGCAGTAGCCCATTTTACAGATAGACATAAAGCACCGTCAGAATAACCATCATCGGATGTCATTCCTGAATAATAATCTGATGGAACAGGTCTAGCACAGGATGCTTTTATATCTAATGTCCAGATATATGCCGGACATAATGCTCCTGATGTATAAATAAACTCATTAACCTGAGTAATTGGAAAAGGATCATTAAACCAGTCAGCTACAGCACCAGTAGCATTTGTTATTGTGACATAATTCAAACTGGATGTAGTGAACCCACATATTGAACAACCACAATCACAATTCAATAAAGCACCAGTGGATGTCAATGTTATGGTTGCAGGTATGTCAGAATAATAAGCAGTACGGGTTAATGTCCCACCATTGACACAGAAATCATTTTTATCTGCATCAGTTGGTAAAGCCAATTCGTAAAAGGGAGGAGGATTAGACACTCCTCCTAGAAACAATCCCCATAAAAGAATGTTATCACAGTCAGCAGAATAAGTCTCTGTTCCATTATCCCAAGAATAATAATTTAATTGAGTGGCATAGAGACTTCCTACTGTCAGCCATTCATCCCCGATATTCTCTTTCCATTGTGTTTCTCTCACACAGGAACAGACTCCGATAAGTCTTAAACGATAATACCCATCAGGTAAGTCAGGATTGGTTGAACCGGATATCTGGAATTCATAGACATCGGCTTGCTGCATTCCTTTGCAGCAGTCACAACAACCGATTGAATGAGAGTTGCAGCAATAACATGGAGCAGGATAATCTCCATAACCAGAAGACATGATGCTATGGATATTTCCCATAGACCCGAAACCGTCACCAATAATACCTGAAGCACTGTCTTCTGTAGTAACCATTATAGACTTCTTTCAATTTTCACAGGTCTATTTGTTGCTGTCAAACCAACATCAAATTCCATTGCAAGAGTAGTACCATTCAATTCATAAGTGGACATTGTGATTGTACTTGCAACAGTACCGGGCCAGGTCATATGAGTTTCCTTAGACCACATCATGTACAGCATTTCAATTGGAGTAGGTTCAACACCATCAGCAGCATAAGCCTGTGGCATAGCTACCGTGCCTTTAGCAAAGTCATAAGCACTTGTTAAGGTCTTTGGGTCACTAACAGCTTCATCTAAATAAGTACCTATCAGATATCCTGCCGTCCCTGCCCCATACGCACCGGGAAGAGTTGTGGTCCAAGGGTCACCAGCAGAACCAGCAGCATTCAATGCTTCACCAGTAGACCCGGCTGTCAAGTGTCCTGCTATCACTTCATCCCATACAGCATCAGCAATTGCAGAAGCAGACGGTATGTCACTTACAGCAGCAGGACTGGCAGGGAGATTGTCAGTTTTTGCCTTAATAGCTGCAACTTCAGTGTCAACAGCAGCAAGTATAGCAGCTACTTCCGTGTCAACGTAAGCGACAATAGCAGCAAGCTGAGTGTCAAGATTAGCAGTAGCAAGTCCAACAGCAGTTCTGGTTCCAGCCGCATCGAGAGGAACAGTATAGGAAGCAGATGATAGTCTAGTTGAAGTAGCAACGTCTGTTCTTGCATAGATCGCAGCAAGACCAGTAGAGTTAGAATCAATTTCTGTCCTAATAGAAGCAGCAGAGGGAGGAGCGGTATATCCAGAAGACAACAACCAATCACCTTTACCGTTCAATGCGTTGGCAGCAATACCAGCAGCAGTCAACCATCCTGCCGTAATTGCAGGAAGATTGGTCAAGGTAGTTACTGTCGGTATTGTTACCCCGGTTTGAGTCGGTTGTAATAGAACAGCACCACTAGACAACGATATCTGTCCTGTCCCTGTTCCGCTGGACAGTAGGACACTTGCTCCGATATCCCTTGCAGTTTGAGTTGTTCCTGCAATCTTGGAAACATCGACACGACCACTACTGTCAATAACTTGATCGCTAAAGTATTGTGGGATAGGGTTAATGCGGGCCGGAGACCCAACGACTACAATGTTTGCAGTTGAAGACTTGCAGGTTATCAGGATATCGTCTGCGTTTGTTTCTGACTGCGTGATATCAAATAAGTAATAGCCTTTAGCATTGGTCGCATCTTCTTCCGTTGCCGAAGTATCTGTCAGTGCAGTTATTGCTCCAAAGTCTTTGGAAATATATGCAGTGAGGTTAGCTGCATCTCCTGTCTTAGGTGAACTCGTTGTAGAGTCAAATGCAAACACTCTTATCTTTTGACTAGCTACGTTCTTCTTCATTAGACAATCCCTCCGATTCGTGCGACATGTTCTAAGTAATGGACAATTCCACCGGGGAGAATTGCCGTATAGGTGATAGCAACTTTCCCAGCCGCACCTGTACCACTATTTGATGCGGTTGAACCACCGGCACCACCACCGCCTCCACCGGGGGCAGTGCCGTTTGCCATTCCTGTGTTAGTGGTTCTGTCACCACCTCGACCACCATCACCGCCACCAGAAGGGGCAGTGCCACCGGCACCACCACTTGAAGGACCAGCAATAGTCCCGGCAGTCCCGTTACTTGCTGTTCCGGCAGATGACCCACCTCCGCCACCGGCACCGCTGACACGTCCGTTTCCTCCACTACCACCAGAGAACTTTGTCGAGCCTACTCCACTTGCAGCAGCACCACCAGTAGAACCAGCAACACCACCTTGACCACCTTTGGCCATAATGGTTCCAGATGTATTGAAATAACTATCTCCGCCAGTTGCATTACTTCCTCCAGTCCCGACAAATACTGTGTATCCAACTCCGGGGGTCACAGATAAGCCAGTTGACTTTGAGTATGCACCACCACCTCCTCCCCGCTGCCCTATTGTTCCTGTAACTGGTGGTCCTCCACCGCCCGCTCCCCAGCACTCCACGTCAACGGAAGTCACGCCAGCAGGACAGGTCCAAGTAAACGTCCCAGCAGTAGAATAAACGTCTGTTGTTGCCATAAGTTATTAAGGGGCAGGTTCCATTGACAAGACAACTTCTGAATCTGTTCCAGCATTTGTTGTGTCAATAGAAAGTCTTGTTGTGGTATATATAAGATCACACAAGTCAGGATCAAATCCAGTTGGTAATTGAAAATCAACAAAAGACTCAATCAATGGGAAGTATATGAAATACTGGTCCCCGACATCAGGGAAAGCATCCCCATTATGTTTATATAATGGAATAGCATGTGTGACAGTAGTTCCTGTCTCATCATTTATATCAACAAGTTTAGGTCTTCTTCCACAAGATTCAGTCACATAACCGGAAGTACCATCAGTAGCACCCTGTCCATAAAGAACTCTTGGTATCTCTTCCAGAAGAGTACCTGAAGAATCTCTATATACTCTAACACAAAACCAGTCAGTAGGGTCTGAATCGTAGGTTGGTCCTTTTACAACGTGAACAATGTCATGAACAAAAGAGGTTCCGATTCCACCAGAACCTCCAGCTATCGCAGCAAACACAGGAAGAGGAATCGGATTTGGTCCTGTGTCTGCATCTATTTGTCCAACAGGAAAACCTATGTATCTACCTGAAGTCAAAGACTCTCCATTCAATGCTATAACATGACAACCATATCCAGTGTCAGTTGTTTCCCAAGTCGGTGTGGAGGATGGGGTTGCTATGTTATAGTTGATATTACTAAAGACACCTTCCCAACGTCCTGTCGAGATAGGTGTCGAAGATGTAATTTCGATTGGAGTTAGAATAGGTGCTTCTGTCGTATTAGAAAGACCTGTAATCGGACCACCCAATTTTTCAATCGGGTTAGCTGATCCACGGAGTTCTTCAATATAACGAACAGCTTTGACAACTCTATCCCAGTCTTCTTCAGACACAGCAACCATATTTCTCATTCTGGTTGTTCTCTTAGTGTTACATTAACAATCAATCCCTGTCCAAGAGTACCAGTACCTACTGTAGCTGTGACAACTACTTCAAAGACATCCCCGTCAACGTAGGATGCTGAAGACACAGTAGCTAGTAGTTTTGCAAAAGCAGCATCACCACTGTCAAAACTGATTGTTCCAGAAAGAACAGTTGACCCGTTTTTGTATAGGTTGACAACAATTGTTGAGTCACCAATACAAGCTACAACCAATGCTGCTTCCACTTCAACAATAGAACCAGTTCCTTTTGCAATATGAACAGGTTTTCTTTCAGTCACTACGGCAGTACCGTGTTTCTGATTGTACTGGACTTGATGCTGATGAACTTGTTTTGTCGCTTCAAGTCTGTCACCAATAGCCGAAGAAAAGTTAGTGGTTGTTATTGATTCACTTGGGGCAGAATAAGAACTGCATTGAAACCGACCACCTACAACCAGATTCCCCGGAATGTAATTATTGTCAGCCATAAGAACCTTTCTTGATTATGGTCTGGGTCTTCCACCCGGACCAACACCATTGGTGAATAGAGTATTAAAGTCAATTCTTTTTCTTGTCTTAAACTTCAAGAACACTGGATCAGGTACACTTACTGTTTCAGGGTCAGCACCTTCTCTGACTTGTATTACAGTATAATCAGAGATATCATTCTGAATACGACCATTCCCGTTTAATAGAACAGGGTGTTTAGCTAATGTCTCCCCTCTTTTAATTGGAACAAAAGCATAAGGGGAAACTACATCAGGAGGGTCTTTAAGAATCCTTTCAACAAAACCTCTGTCAAGTTCTGAATGCTGAAAGGATTCATAAAGGTCGATTTGTTCGCCTGTGTCTGGATTGGTTTCAATCCCGGCATAATAACCAAACTTTATCTTGTAAGTCACTCTCCAATATGACAGATTACCTTTCCACATCAGACGTGCCCTTGGTGCCATACACAAGACAGTATCCATAGGATATGTATTGAATGGTCTATTATTAACAGCACCAGCAAACTGAGCAGCTTTTTCAGGACTGAAGAATAATTCATTCCTTGAAAAACTGACTACTGTTCTGTGTACGTTAATACCGGGAGTGGGATTGATAACTTCCCAGCTTGAAAAGAGAAAAGGTCTTCCATCCAAGTCACGCATCATGTGAATAGTTGCTTCTTCATAGTCATATTCAATTTCAGGAGGTTCCAATTCAGGATTGTCCTGATTACCCCCAGCGTTACCACCCGGTCCACCATTAGCACCGGGGAATCTTGTATCAGAAGGACCACCTGAATTTATGTCAGTAGAGAACTCACAGGTAACAATAGAGGACAATTCTGATTCACGTTTGGCGGATATTCTGACGCATAAAGCATTAGCGTCAAAGAAACCTGTCTGTTCATTCAGATAAGAAGCATACGGCAAAGGCATCCCCGGAGCATAGCAGCATGTCTCCGGGGATACGTTTTTGTCATTTACTTCCACTCTGTACTTTTTTACATAGTTCCTGACTTTTGCTTTTGCATCAAATAAAGTCACTTCTTGGTCATCAAAAATCAGACCAACATTTGTAAATCTATATGGAATAGGCATTAGTTAAATCCTTTAGGAATGACAGGCCAGCCGTTTGTCTGGATATAACTTCGGAATTGTTCAAAGTTCTTGTTGAACTTTTCCTGTTCCTTATATGCTTTTTCCAAGACTTCCTTAATCTGCATTTGAGGATTGTCTGCACTATTGGCATTCATGGAATCATAGATAGCTTTAACAGCTTCAGATGAATCCTTTACTATTGTCCCAATAGACTTAAAATCATCACTCTTATTTCCATACTTTGAATTCAAAGCACTGAAAGCACCAAAAGACATTTGATCTATTTCATTTTGACTTACCATGTCTACTTTTCTTCTAAAAGCAGCAATCTCTTCTTCAGGTATAAGACCTTGTCTTAAAGTCTGTTCAATCAGGTCAGCATTGTCTTTCATGTTCTGGACATCAAAGATACTTTTCATCTTTATCTGATATTCGTCAAGAGGAGTCATACCTTCTTTGAGTTTCTTTCCCAAGTCAGTAGATAATTGCTCAAAGATAGGACTAAACCATTGAATAGCTGTAGATATATCAGAAGCAGTTGCAGTAGGTTTCATCCCACCTGCTACAATACCTGCACCTGCTATACCCATAAGACCATTAGAACTTCCGGTTAAAGAAGACAATCCATTTATAGATGTAAATGGGATGTCTAATACTCCTCCGTTTTTCTTCCAATTGTCTCTAGCTTCCTGTGCCCTTTGTTTAATAGACTTTCTGTCTCCTAAAGTCTTGTCTCCTCTTAGAGAATTATCCAGTTTGGTCCATGATGTTAGAGCATCAATTTCCATTTCTCTAAGACCATGTGACCCATCTTGTGCTTTTTTGAATGCTTGTTCTCCTGCCGCCAATACAAGCGCACCAAAAAACGGGACACCATTGCTTGTGTATTTTAGAATAGGGTCTCTTAAAGAACCTAATCTTCCAATGTCTTCTGCAATGTTAGCTATCTGAAAACCAAACCTAATAAAAATTGGACCCAAATCCAGTATGGTGTCCATTAAACCTGCAAAAAGATCGGAGACAAATGTGACTCCATTTACCATTGATCTTTCAAAAGTCTTCCAAGCAGATTCCCCATATTTGAAACCATCACTGATTCCAAACAAAGAGTCAAACATCTTGACACTCAGATCAACAACTAAAGACAATGGAGTGACAAGGCTATTGTATAATTGACCACCAAACTTGATAACAGCATCCAGTTTGGTAACAATCCAATCAGCAGTTTTGTCAATACCTCCACTGCTAATCCATTTTTCAATAAAGTTTGTTCCTTGTCCAATTACATCAGCGGCACTTGTTTTCTGAAACAAAGCAAGACCAAGTCTTCTTCCGACCTTTTCAATTGTTCCTTCAAACACCTGCCATTGTCCTGAAACAGTTTTCAAACCTTCTTTGTTCATACCAAAGAAACGCCCACCCTCATTAGTTAATCTGTTGATAGTCTTAACCATTACAGAAGCAGGAACAATCCCAGCCTCCATATCAGCTTTCAACTGAAGAACAGACTTACCATAAGTGAGAGCAAAGTCTTCAGCACCAACACCTGCTTCAGAAAATTGTCTTAATTCTTGGCCCATCAGACGACCAGCAGAAGACACCTGTCCGAATGCAAGAGCAAGTCTTTGCATTCTGACAGCATCACCACCGGCAATTTCACCAAGTCTGGAAAGTGCTGAGGGAATGTTATCCTTGGACACACCATAGCCAAGAAGCATTTCGGTATTCTGAGATAGACTTCCTACGGAATAGGGAGTCTGCATTCCAAGTTTTTCGATACTGCCGTATAGATTCTTTCCTGCTTCTTTACTTCCTGTCAGAACTGTGAACTTCATCAATGATCGTTCATAGTCCATACCAAGAGCAACGACCTTTTTAGTTCCAGAGACAAGATATTCAATTGCTGTGGAAATACCAGAAGTGAATATATCCACAACACCTTGAATAAGTCCTGAAGCAAAACCAACTCCAGCTCCAATGACAGTTCCGATTGCTCCACCAGCTAAAGCACCCCAAGGACCACCCATCATCATTCCAAGACTTCCACCAAGACCACCACCACCACCACCTCCAGCTAAAGCTCCCATGAAAGGTTTACCTATGACAGAAGAGCCACCGGGCATAGACCCGATGATACTTCCCATAGTAGCACCACCAAAGGAAGCTAAAGCAGTCATACCACCGTACATGTTATTACTGAACTTGTCATATCTTTGCTGACGTAATGCTAGTCTTTGCCGTTCTTCTTTTGCCAGTCTTTTAGTTTCGGCCTGTTCTTCTGTTTTCCGAATCTTTTCCTGCAATTTAAGAAGATTTTGTTTTCTTTTATGAACACCCTCATTGAACTTATCTAAATTGACATAATAGTCAATTGTTTTTTGAAGTTCTGCTGCTTCTCTCTTCTTAATACCATCCTGAAACTTTTGGTCTCTTTTATCTCTATCAGAATAATATTTAGCAATTTTATTAGGATCAGTTGTCCCATATTTTGCTAAAGTTTTTGCATCTTGGTCAAGTTGATCTGCTTTTTTTACAAAGTCTCCAAGAGGATTCCAAGTGTTCTGATATTTCAACTTCATATCAGACAATAAACCTTGAGCATCCTTGGAAGGTTTTGCTGCTTCGTCTTTTCTTCTCTGAACTTCTGCTTGTGCTTTCTTTAATAACTCCTGTCCTTCAGGAGTTCCTTTAATGTCAATAAAACCGCGTTGGTTATACGACATCCCTTGGTCACGCATCATAGCACGGAGGATGTTTCTGTCTTCCCGTTCTGGAAGTAACTGAGAAACATATTCAAGAGAAGTCTTTTTATTGTTCTCTATCCATTCTTTTTTCTTTTGTCTGGAAAGTTCCTTGTTTCTTTTGTCTTCTTCTCTTTTCTTCTTAGCATCAGACTTTTCTTGTGCTTTCTTCTCAGCTTCATCACGTTTTCTCTGAACTTCCTCAGCAGCAGCAAGAAGTTCAGCGTCTGTTATTCCACCTGTCGCATAATTATTAGCTAAGTCTTGTTGCTGTTTTTTGTTTCTTTTGGTTTTATTGAATTGCTTGGCAAGTTCAGGGTCCAGTTTAGCCAAATCTGCTATGACTTTATTGACACCAGCAGTGACACCAGAAGCATTAAGAGTTAGAATCACTTCCACTGTCTTTAGAATGTTCTGTTTTGCCATCTGACACTACCTCTTTCTTTTTCTGTTCCAGCTTTTTTGCAATCTTTTGTCCAGAAGTTCCCAAGTGTGGAAGAATGTTCGCCAGCTTTTGTTGGGAAATCTTTTTCTTTAATTCCTTTATCTCTTCTGGAGACATTTTACTGACTTTTTCCTTGAAACTCTGCTGTTCTTTTTGTCTCTTCTTTTTCGATTCCCTGTATTCTGATGGAATATAATTGACATGATCTGGAAAGGGGGATGGAGAACCGGAACTGAACATTGATGTCATATACCAACGAAAACAGGCTATCTCATACGAAGCAGAACCAATCATATCCAAAAGAAGTCCCGTATCTGAAAAGTCAATAGCTTTCCTTTGAAAGTATTCTTTCCAGTACGGGACTTGGGATGCTTTAATCTTTTTCTTTAACTTGTCAATGTTGAACTCACCTGTCATTTCACCTAATCTGTAAAAGACTTCATCTTCTTCAGAGATCAGGTTTTTTTTTGACCAGTGATTTCTTCAATAGTCAAGTTAAGACCGTTTATCTCAGAACACAATACCCACAACTTATTCAAAGTTGTAGAACTGAATCTGGATATCTCTTCAACAGAGAAAGTCTTTGTAACAGGAGGAAGATAAACAAGACAAGAATGTATCAACATGGCATTGAACAGTTCTTTGTTCTTTATTTCTGTTACAACACCATCTTTGTCCCGAACAATACATTTTGATCGGAAGTCCTCCCATTTGGACAAACCATCCCCATCCATTTCAACCAGTTCACAATCAATGAAGATTTTTGTCTTTGCCCCATTAACATCATCAACGTATGACAATTTAATGGGGATATGCTGACGTTCAATGTCAAATTCCATAACCTTGTTTTCTTGAATCTTCTTTTCTTCGGACATTGTATTATACCTGTGGGATGGAGTAAAAGGATTAGGCAGCAGTAAAGACAGGATCAGTTTCCACTTTACTTGTGTTTGTCATTGTTGGAACAATCGTGAGGGAACCTGTCGGTTGAGAACCTTCCTGCAATGCAGAGGGTTGAAAGTTCTTGACATATCCCCAAAACTCAAGAGTAGACCCATCAGGAAGAGTCATAGTGATTTCCTGATTCACATTTGTCATTGCAAGGACAGTGGTTGGGTTGAACGCTTCTGACGTATAACTCACTGTCAATGTCATTGGAGTCATACGCACAAGCTGTCTTGGTGCGTAAGTCCGGTATTTATTGTTTCTCATTGTAGTGGTTTCAATTTCTTCACCACCATCAATACCCGGAGGAGTCACATCCTTTTCATAGAATTCCACTGTAGGGAAGTCTGCAAAGGAAATCAGTGTCGAAAAACCATCGTCAATACGGTCTTGAAGAGCCATGTCAACCTCCTAGTTAATTTGCGTAACAGACAGAGAAAAGTTCACACTGAACCTATTTCTTCTTTTGATTTCACTGACACCAAGATTAAACGGACCTGATATCAGAGAAACACTGTTCAAGCGATAGGTATAGTCACCAATGGTAAATTGGTGGTCATTTTGTCTATTGATGTTTTCAGTAGACGTTTTAACAATCTCAGTTATCTTTTCATAAGAGGACAGATAACCGTTCACTAAGGTTGTTACTTGAACGAGTGGTCTTCCAAAAACAAGACCTGTTCTCATGTCTCTTCCATCCTGCAAACTGGAAGCATAGTCAACAAACAGACAAACTTTATCAGATTCAATATCCTCAGTACAGATTGTCCATCCTGTACCATCACCAACTACATCCAGAGTCTCAAGAATAGCAGCAAGTCCCATTGCAGGAGTATTTGCAGTAATCATTGTCCATCCTTATACAAGAGACCTACCTGTATCCCCCGTATGAGGATTAGCATGGTAAGAAGTGTTTGCTTCACCTTTACCACCTTTCATAGACATATTGTCTATTTTTTTAAGGAATTCAGGTATTTCCTGTTCGGCAGCATTTTCAAGAAACTTATAACCAGCACCACCGACAATTTCATGGACATAGATTGCATAGTCAACAACTATAGCATTTCCACTTACTACAACAGGACCACCAAAGATAACTTTTCCTGATAATCCATTTTTTTCTATTTCTATATGTCCACTTTGAGACAATGCTCCTGTCACTTTTGGAGCATTTGATTGTGCCTGTTTAAGAATCTTTTCAAGTGTCTCTTTTATGATGACTTTTCCGTCTGCTTCATATTGTTTCATGTTCTGAACAATGGCAGAAGAAGCAGCAAGAATTCCTTTTACTTGTGCTGTCAGGTTCATAAAAGTGCCTCATATAATGCTTCCCTACAATCGACATCAGGAGTGACTCTTGTCTCTTGTATTCTTAAAGCATTATAAGACAAAGGATTGTTTGTGATACCGGGATAATTAGCAATATCCCCCAGCATCAGAAAACCTTCACTGACACATCTTCTGTCAGTAATAACAGTGGAAGAATAGGATATATTTCTTCCGTTTGTCATCAACTCTTCTATTTCATGTTCATCCCAACGGCACTTTATTGAAACAGGAGTTGCAAAAGATTTCTGTCCAAACTGATCCACTGTTCCTGTAGGTGCCCAATAGACACCTTTTTGCTTACAGGGCCATTTAATTGCTCTTAAGTCAGCCATAGAAGACCTCAATCACTTGGATAGGAACCCAACCAAGTTACCGAAGGTGTGACTTTAACACCCCCTGTCTCAGTCATTCGTTTATTGTAAGCTGCCAGCAATCCGTTTGTATCCATAAGCATTGCTGTCTGACCATATCTTGTCTGATTCAAACCTAAATCCACTTTTGAATCAGTTGATTTTTGGACCTTACCGGCAGATTTGAACTTTGCCTGTGGAGACAAAATACAATAACAGTGAGCGGACAACCATCTTTTAATCAGTTCAAGTTTTCCAGCAGTATAAGTATAGTCAGCACTGTCTATGCAAACATCGTCAACAATACTTTCAGCAGAGTCAATCCAAGGGGTCAAGGTATCATCGTTATACCATTCCCCAAGAAGTTCAATAACCGAAGCGTCTGTAGGACGTGACATTGTTTTCTCCGTTTACATAGACAGTGAATTGAACTTACTTTTTCTTTTTCAATGAAGTAAGCATTTCTTCTTTTGTCATTGCTTCAGACAATTCACCATCAGACTCAATAAAGTATTCTTTATCTTCATTCTTGAATACTTTAACTTTTCTTTTCTGAGCTAATGGATATTTCTCTGTGACATCCACCAGATCATTGTCTTCTTTTTCGTCTTCTTTGACAGGTTCTTCCTGTTTTGCAGGACGACCAATAGGTTTGCTTGGTCCTTCGACTTCTTCAAACTTATTCTTAAAGAGTTTGCAGAGGTCTTTTTCTGAAGGAACAACTTGTCCTTTTGTGTACTGCACTTTTGTCCCATCTTCTTTGAGAACGAAGTGGGCAGGACTGGCAATCAACTTGAAATAGCGTGTACGAGCCATGAAAATAAATTCCTTATGGGATGGTTAAAAGAGTTTGAAACAATGGGATGAAAGTCACAATGGAGGTCAGAAGTTTTACCCTCTGACCTCCAGAGCTTCCCCATCCCACAGGGGTACTAGAATGTACGGTGGTTGACACCGCATTTGCCGTCGTAGTCAGAACGGAAGTTGGGGATAAGCATAGCCATGACCTTAAAGTGAAGGTCCATTCCACCTTGCTCCGACCATTGAACAACAATGGGAGGAGTCCCAACAACACCACGAACAGTTTCTTCTTTCATTGCAGCCAAGACCACATCATTCGGGTCAAGATGTTCTGCAATGACAACATCCCGAATGTCTCGGATTTCCTTAAGACGGGAGTAAAGAGTATTTGCACGATTATTAGTCGTGGTATAGTCCTTTTCCAGATAAGGTTCCCATGTCGTACCTAAGTACAGCATGAACGGACCCTTTTGTTGGATGTTACGAAGTTCCTGTTTCATGTCAATGATTTCATCGACAAACTTCTTTGGTGTCCAACCAACCGAAGCAGGATCAGTAATGGCAGTGCTGGAAATACGGTCAGGATAACTCGTATAACCGTAAATCGACCCTTCACCAAAGGTAAAGGTGTCATAAGTACCTGCCAGCATTTGCTCTGCAACTTCAATAACCTTCCGAGTACCTGTCTTAACACCAGAAGTGTCAAGAGATTGAGTACCCTTTCGGCTTTGCTCAAGGTCGCGAGCCGAGAAGTTGAAGTCAACAGAGATAATCGGCAAGGGTAGGAACTTGGTCGAGTATTGAGGTCTGTCTCGTTTACCACGATTCAAACCATCCATACTCACAGTAGCTTCAAGCCAGTCAGACTTGGCTTGGTACTGCATAACAGAAGCAGAGAAGGCGTTACCATAAGTCATGGTAAGACCATTTGCTCTCAAGTCATCCCAAAGGCGAAGTTCCTTTCGGGAAACATCACGTACCGCAGTGTCAATGAACTTCCATTCGTCATACAGAAGAGTCGCTTCGTTAAAAGCAACTTGGACAACTTCAATTTCCCCTTTACGGTTTTGCTGGTTAATCAGCACAGGGGAGTCAGCTTCATCGTCCATTGTGTAAGGACGAAGTGTGTCAAGATTGAAGCCGTTGGTCAAAAGACGTTTGGCCAGAGAACCTGACCCACTTCTCGAACCAAAATTAACGACATCAATCGACACTTCAGAAACTTGCGTATCCATCTTTACAAACCTTTCGTAGAGTGAACAAGAAATAAATACAGACTAAGACAACAATGTCTTAGTTATTTTTCCCCGATTCAGAAAACCACTCATTGACAACACTTGGCAGAGGTTTCACATCCACCTTTCTTGCACCATTCACAGCAGCAACACCAGCAAGACCAAAATTGGTCTTCTTACCAGCATTGACAACCGGAGCAGCAACAGCTTCAGCAATCTTTGCCATCTTTTTCAGGTCTTTCATTGACTTTTCAACAAGTTCTTCAGCAGTGTATTCATTGGCCTTATTAGCAAGAATCTTTGCGATCAGACTTTGCTTCTGATCGTTTGCTGTTTCCACTGCTTCAGACAACGCTTCACCAAGTTCTGGATTATGATTGGTAATCAGTTCCAGAAGTTCAGGAAGAGTCTTCTGAGTATTGACAACAGGTTCAGGTTCTGGAGCAACCTTCTTCTTTTCAGATTCCTTTTTCTTGTTGGCTGTCAAAGAAGAAGTATCAATCTTCTTTGTCAGTTCACTCAAAATAGTCTCTGGAAGACCACTCAAGGTTGCTTTCTCTTCATCAGAAATAGCCAGTCCCTTGATGAAGTCTTCAAATTGGGAATTCAACGCCATCTTCTTCTCCTGTTTGGTCTTATTCAAGAAACGAGTTGATTCTTGATTAGCAGTAACATAAGTAATTTCTGTCACTACTTTGGATAATGAACGTGTCTCTAAAACAGCAACTCCGTTTTGGATGCTATAAAAGACACGATACAAGAAATAACCACCATTAGGTTCTGGTTTTTCAAAAATCACATAGTCAGGGTAAAGGGCATAAATATACCCGTACCATTCTTTACCCGGTTCTCCATAAGTTGATGCCAGAGCAGTTCTGACAGCACATCTTATGTCTTCAAAGGACATTTCATTGATAGTGAAAGGTTCACTAATCATTGGTGTCCTGTTTTTGATTTCCTCATTCGCAAGAAGTCCGGCACCTTTTTTAATAGAACAGGCACCAATGGAATCAGATAAAATAGCCAAATGGTCTGGTCTATGATTTCTAGCAATAACATCGTAGGACTCCCCGTTGAAGTCCCCTTTTGTTTTGTCAGCATCATACCCCAAACCAGTTGACACTTCCAGCAGAGTTCCATTTTTAATGGCGTTAATGACAAACGGTGCTTTTTCCTCTGTCTTAACCTTATCAATCCAAGCCTCGGCTTTCTGCTTTTCCTCGTAAGAAGTATTCAGCAGAAAACCGAGTTTGGATTGAGAAAGTATGTCCTTTGTTCCAGCGGAAACGTATTGTCCGTTTACCTTTGGATGGTCAAGAACGACAGGCTTATTATTCCAAGCTAAGCAACTTTTGTCAAGTTCCTGTTCAGGATAATAAATCGGTCCCATATTCCCCGAATGTACGCCTTCAGTCATCAGGACAACTGGACACACATAATAATCTCTACCATCCATACTTTCTTCCCGAACAGAAGAAGCATTTATAGTAAACTTATATGGTGTCTCAATTGTCTTAGGTTTTTTCGACATACATTCCTCTCAGGAATTAGGCAGCTACGACACAAATCCAAGCGTCGTCAGTACCGGCACTGTTATTCACTGTCTCATCAGCTTGACCAACAAGGTGTCCAGTAGCAAACGGAGTACCTGCTTCGACCTGTTCCACCATGAAAGTCTCAAGACGGACTTGATTGTTTGCATGAGCAACAGAGAATGTCGCAGTAACAGTGATGTCAATGTCAGCAGTTGTATCAATTGCAGTGGAATCAGTGATATCTGCTTTTTCAGTCGCAGTACCTTCCACTCCAATTGTGTAACTGCCATCAGACACAAAGGTGCCAGAAGCACCAATTGTGCGAAGAGTCACAACAGCATCAAAGGATACATAGTCACCAGTGGTAATATCCAATGCTGCTGTGGTAACAAGTGCAGTTGCACCCAACAGAACTTTGACTTGCAGAGTATCTGTCGAGTTTGCACTCAAGACTTTGGCAGTACCACGGATACGGACTTGATCCCCGGCTTTCAACGTGTTCTTCTTGATCGTCGAAGTGCCATTACTGAAAGTTGTCTCAGCAACAGTATTCGTGATTGTCGTAGAAGCAGCAGTATTGAGAGTCAGGAATTGGGAAGTTTGTGCTTTGCACAATGTCCCATCACCGTAAGAAATCAACCAGTCATTTTTGGTAACACTTTCGTATGCGTGCAGACGCATATTGAACTTTTGTCCAGATTTCATCTGGTGAATCAAAAGACCATTTTCACCGGAAGTATAAGCATCGGTAACAGTCTTTCCTAAAAGATAGTTTTCTTTCAGGACATAACCACCGTGCAAACCCCCTCTTGTCGAGTGAACAGTGTAAGTGTCCTTGGTTGCTGTGGTTTTTTGCAGCAAGTGACCCGGTTTGAGTGTACCGCTTGCGATACCTTCAACGTGGGCATACTCAAACGAGGCTTGAGCAACAATTGTTCTCGGAGTAGTCATTCCCAAAACCCTTTCAAAAAGAAGTAAGTTTGTCTAAACTAAATAGTTTAGAGAAGTCCCAAAATGATTTGAATGAAAATCTGGATTAAAGCCTGTCCAGTTTCACTTTGCAGAAATTCCAGAATCTTCTGGAAGATTGTCCCGTCTCCAATTTTTTCAACTTTCTTTCCAGTCGTCTTCTCGTAATGAACTACAGCTTTTGTCATTACTTCGTCAAACATTTCATCATCAAGATTGTCAATAAGAGCCTGAGCCTCAGCAAAAGACTTATGATGCTGAGTCATCAGAACTGTTTTCAGTCTCCATCGAAACCATTTATTGTTTTGTCTCAAAATACACCAGACCTTTCAGAAAGAATTACCAAGCAGCACAGGCCAATGCAGTTTCCTTTGCAGTGAAACTTGTCTCAGAAAAATAAACATCAGCATGGTCAAATTCAAAAGGTGTTGCATACACCGTGGACATCACATTTCCAACGGAAGGAAATCCACCAACAAGTCCAACACTCTTTCCGGCAGGAATGTCATAGAAACGTGCTTCCGAACTGGACACTTCTTCATTGGGGAAGATTGCAGAATTGGTAGAGTCTCTGAAAATTACTGCCAGTCTTCCCTTCGTATTATTTCTTGCTCCAACAAACAAGACATCAGTGGGAAGCGTAAAAGAGTCCAAAAGAGTTACAGTTGTCTTTTTACAGACTGTAACTGCTGTACTAGCAGCAGGTAATGTACCAAAGTCAGGTGTAACAGTCATTGTGTTGGAACTGATGACAATGCTTGACTCAAAAGCAACACCACCATCCCAAAAAATCATTACACTGTCAGTAGAAACAAGACCATGCCCACCAGCTAAAGTGATAGTTGTGCCGTTTACAACAGTACCGGTTTTTGCAGCATTGAAAGTCAGATCAAACTCATTGACTACACTGTAATCAATTGTCTTTTCTTCAGTGAAAGTCTCACCATTGATTTTCACAGTCTGCGTGGCTTTAATTTCTGTCGCCATTGAAATACATCACTTTCTGTAACGGGGGAAAATAGTAATCCTTTGATTTGTCACAGGAGGCAGAGTCATTCCCAAAGGATTATAACAGGAATCACCCGGTTTACATGTCTGTAAGTCCTGAATAACAGGACTTACAATAGGTTTGTCAGGTGCCTGTTCCTTTTGAACAAGAGGCGGAGGACTGTAATCCTTCAAAGGCGGAGGAATGTCCATGTTATCCTTTCAGGACAGGAGTATCCGAACTTTCTGCAACAACAGAACGGATAGCCCACCAACCACCAACAGGTCCACTGTAAAGGGTTTCAGGTATGACAAATCGTCCTCCCTTATATCCCCAATTCTGCCCCCAACTGTTGTGGTGCCAGATTCCGTAAGTGTTTCCAATTCTTGTCGCTTTATATCCTTTAATAGCGTGACCACCAGAGCGACCAGAACCTCTCTTTGGCAGCCATCCATTCTTGTCGGGATTAAAGTTGTCTGACCACATGATACCAGAGATAAGTCTGAATCCTTTCAGAACCGCAGAGTAACAGTGGTCAAAAGATGGACAGAGGAATGCTTCAAGAACCCTGTTTGATTTTCTCTGTTCCGGGGTTGCTCTGGTGTATTGTCCTCTTTTCCACAAAGAACCACATTGGTCAAGAGTACCTACACCGACATTGATTAACTTCAGAAGACCATCTTCAAGAAGAGAGCCATTGTCAGAACCGCCATTGATCTGATCGTACAAGTCAGCAGCAGATAGCCTTAAATCAGACAATCCTGCCATTTTTCGACAATCTTCATAAGCACCTGTCGCAGCATCAGCATTACACTGACCAACACCGTTCTGGTCATGAGTATAAAGAATATCAGGATCAGTCTCATCACTCATGTCAGGAACTAAAGTGTTCCATTCAGACCTTGGTACAAGTGGGACAGAGTCATCTAATCCCCACATATTCCAAAGATACTTTGTTTTTGTCGGATCATCGTAAGGAATCAAGTTTGCAAGTTTTCTGACTTCACCATCATCAGTGATAATTTCATGTATAGCCATGACTTACTTGATACCTCCATGAGTCTTTAACAGCTTGATAAACTCTGCCGCATTGTCAGGTCGAGCACCTTCATACAAAGGTTCTCCGTTCATCCCAACAATAAAAAGAACAGGCACACCTTTTTTCTTTGACTTATCAAGATAAGTCACAAGGTCTTTTGGAGGATTTCCGTCTTTGTCAACAACATCCTTGTCAGCTTCTCTCCATTTAATCTTGTTTTCTTGACAAAACGTGTGAACCTCTCTCATTATCTGTCCACGATTGTTTAGAGCGTCCTTTGTCTCTTCAATCAGGACATATCCCCACATCTTTGCTTTTATCTTGTCTTCATTATCTGGATTAGGAGGAGGTTCAGGTCCGGGAGGAACAGGTACAGGAGTAATTCCCTTGACAATTTCAATCTTTAGTGGAGGACCGTCTTCGACAGGTCCGTCTGTCTTTCCGTCTGGAGAAACCACACCATTCATGATCGGTTGTATGTCATACTTACCATTTGTTTTTCTGGTAAGCAGAACATATACCGGACCTTTAGTACCTTTAGGTGGAGTCCAGAATTCTGGTTCTTCCTGACTAGCAGGAGCATCATACTTAATACCGGGAAATGGGACACCGTCTTGCAGCTTGTAAATCCTGTAAGCAGGATTAGGGGCAATATAAACAGATTGCCCAGACAATGTCTCAAACGGAATAAAACGTCCTGCGGGAATCTGAACAACCGAAGGAGGGTTGTCAGATAAATGAGGACCAAGAATCCGAATACCCTTCTTTTGGGGTATTTCATCCTGAGCATTTAATGTCTGACAAGCAAACATTAAACATAAGACAAAAAATCGCATAACAGAAACCTCCAAGTGGGATGGAAAGGGTTAAGGGTGTATTTTTCTAGGTTCAGGTGCCTTTTCTGCTTCTGTTGAAAAATTAGGAAAGACAAAAGTTATGTCTTTTCCAAACGTAGAACTAATCTTTCCTTTATTCTGTAAAGATAAGACAGCTTTTGTGTTCTTCTCTACAGATTCAATAAATCTTTCAATTTGAAAAGAGTTCTTTTCATGCACTGTTTTCAAGTCTTTGATACTTTCAACAATACGTCCATTGTCTTTTTCATAAGACACGTTTACAGATTGTATGATTTTTTCCATTCTGTCAATAACGGCTCTTTGATCTTGACGGTTGTCATGGTAAAACAAACCTACAAGAGCGAGCACAACAGCAAAAGCAGTCATCTCTTTAATGTTCTTACCATTCTTCAGAAACCACTCAAAAAAAGTTTTTGTTTGACCCTCTTCTTCTTTTTCGACAATTTGTGGAGAATGGTTTTTTTGGGGCATTGTTGTCCTCTGTAATGTGTCATTTTGAAAATTAACTTTCAATGGCTAGCATACCGCCAGAGATTATAATAGAAGAGTCTTCTCCAGACACAAAAACCCGCATTCTGACATATCTTTGTGTCTTTTTCACGTTCACCATATATAAAAAATCTGGAGAAAGAGTTCCTGACTCATGAAGAGTGTCATTAAAAATGACACCTGTATTTGATTCTCTTACATCAAAAGTACAAACTGATCCATCAGCTATTTCTCCTATCATGACGACAATTTGTATCCAGTCAGAAGTATATGCTCCTAAAGTATCAATGGCATTACTACCTGTTGTCCCTGTTAATAAGGTTTGAGGAGGGAAGAACAATTCTCCAGTGGTTGTAAGACCTGTTCCTCCTCGTATCATACCAGACTTCCAAGCAAGCCAATCAGAAGTCATTATCCTTGCACCGGGCATATTAAACTCCTATATTCTGTTTATCCATACAGATCAGTAAACCCGGACAGGTCCGCCAAGGTCAGAGTGTAAGCCCCGATCAACGCCTGAATCTCTGTCACGAACTCATGATAAGCCGGACCCATGTTAGCAAAGAAGCACGCGGACACAAGCACCGGTACTCCGTCAATCAAAATGAACACAGGGCTTCCAGAATCGCCGCCACTCGGCTGGTAAGCATACCGGGCCGACTTCACGTAATAGCCGGAACTTGGTCCCCACACGCTTCGCAAGTTCATTCCGACTACTCTTGCCTTTCTTCCAATGGCAACAGGTAGAATAATTGCCGGGGTAGGTGCTTCTTTGTCAGGATTCCAGTAGTCGGCAAGATTAGATGGTGGTAGTGTGGCAGGAGTTATTCCTGTCACGTCACTAGCTAACGTACCCAATGACAAATCACCATAGGTTCCTGTGGCACCGGGCCGAACCTGCTGCGTACTTGATATTGCAACACTAACTAAAGTCCCATCAGACTTTACAAACTCAATCGGACTGCTCGGAGGGTAATGAGTTGCAAACAGAATATGCCGGGGAGTTATCAGGCAGGCGTTGCCGTTATATGCCCGGCAGGTGAAGTCCAACGAAGCTAACCAGCAAGCCGGGTTTCGGGTTGTCCCGGTCGTATACAGAGCATCGCCCACAACGGAACCGAAAGGAGCATCAAGGTCTAAAGTGGGGGCCAGTGCTTCCAACGCATTCGCGGCACTCGCACCCACCATAGGATTATCGCCTACGGTGACAGTGACGCTTGCCGTATCACTTCCTGAAGTATTGCTGACAGTTCCGGTCACCGTGTAAGTGCCCGGATTCAGGAAAATATGGGATACGGACAAACCACTCGAACGCTGTCCGAACGTATTTCCGTCGCCGAAGTCCCATACCCAAGTCTCGATGGACGGCTGAGTGCTTGTCGATCCGGTAATTACCGTTAGCAAAGTCTGCTCGCCTGTTACCGCACTGGCGCTGACAACAGCGTCAGCGGGCGAGACGGGCGGGTCTAGCTAAGTCTGAAAAATTGCATCTAGTTCGGCGTTGGTGTAATTGTTGCCAAGGTTCCGCCATGCTCCACCGTAGTCTATGCCAACAGAAGGACCGATGTTCCATCCTTGGCATATCCTCCAATTAAAGTCCATGAATGGACCATCTTCCCCTTCAGAGTATCCGTTAGTAAAAGGACTGTTTCCGGGGCTAGAAAACACTAAATTGCCTGAAGAATCGTATGCAGAAAACGTAAAGTTGCTTCCTGTGTTCCATTTGAATCTAATGAAAAACCAATCACTCGATACCTCTAGCGGTAATGAAGGACTATATTCTGTTTGACCATTATTTGACCCTCCAGAGTCCTGACTAGTTGCAAACAAGTAAAAATAAAATCTAGGAAGCACACTGTCTACGGAGTAAAACGCTCTAACTTCGTTTCCGTGTCCATCTTTTGCTTCGCTTAGAAACAGAGTAGCATTTGCTGCTCCGGTCAAAGGGACGCTGCCGGGGAGTCTTAATTTGAAAATGTACTCGGCTTTGTTGTAATGCCCTGATACGACCGTGTCATTTGGACAAGCTAAATGCCTATCTATGGGGTACTCAGAGTGTTTTGTTGCCCGGACACCATCAGCAATCAAAGTCCTTCCGGCAGGAGCACCACTAAATACAAGGCCATCTGACGCCACCCATCTATTGACAGCATCACCAGCAACCGTTGCCGGAATTGTCCCTGCTTCGTCCTGATACAGACCTTCAGCCGGGTCAAGCCAAGGAGTCACAGTCAGCGGAGTGTACCCTACGGCAAAGTCATGCAGGATCGCCGCAATTTCCCTATCAGTATAGACACCGCCAAGATTGCGATAATGCTTTCCGTAATAGACAAGAGAAGTTACCGATGCTCGAAATGTCTGGCAAGAAATTGGAAGAAAAGCCCCCGCAGAAGGATCGCCAGTGAAACCCGCTGTGCCAGACCCGGCAGTCGATGAAAGAAGTTCGCGGCTAACCGCATCATAGACTCGGAGCAACGGAGCGGAACCGGCGTTCCAAGTCATGCGAACAAGTAGCCATCCATTTGAGACAATTTCGGAAGAAGTAAATGCTGGCACAGCATCAGAAGGAGCAAACAAAAACTTAAATCCTGTTGTCGTTCCAGATAAACTTGTCTGTAAAGAAAAAACAAACTCCCCTTCAGTGTCCTGTGCGTATGCAATTCCTGATGGTATATTTGCCCTGCCGTTTGGATAGGCGACAAACAAAAGTATATCTGCCTGATTTTGAGGAAGAATCAAATAAGGGTCTTCTGCTGCTTCCAAACCGTCTTGACTTCCTGTCGAATAGCTAGAACGTATTACAGTCTTTCCGCAATAAGTCTCTTTAGTGCGAATCCAAGGACTTGTGTAAGCAATTCCGTCACTGGAAATAATCGCTTTGACGTTCTGACCATCTGCGGTCACCGGAGCAAGGTGAGTCGTATCAGTGAAGATCGCCTGCGACGGGTCAAGCCATGCGGTAGGACAGGTGGGTAATGGTCCCAGCATACTGTCTTTTATTACAGAGGTTGTACTAAATCCAAACATGTCTTTTCTCCGTGTTAGGATTTATTCAAACCCGTAAATATCTGTTGCAGTTGTTCCAGTAGCAAAAACTTTGACAATACCACAAGGTTGTGGAGGAAACAAAACATCATCGCCAACAGTAAATGTCAACTCTTGTCCATTGACAAACTGGACTTTGATAGTCCCACCTGTGGTAATATAAAGTTGTCTTGCAATCAAGACAACTTCATCAGAATCCTGTGTATATGACAACTGGTCGTCGTCATTCGGGGTAATTGGAAACATGCCCGGAGAAATTGAATCAATCGAACATCTTTTATAAAAATCTTGTCTTAAAGAGACAATTGGATCAACCGTAGCTGTTGCTGCCATGACTTTCCTTTATTTAGGATTACTGGAAGTGGAAGGTTTTCTTCCTGATTTACCAGACTTCTTTCCCATTTGTAAACCACTGAGACTTTTTACCGGAGGATTAGTTATTTCCTTGGGAACAAAGTCTTTGATTTTCTCTTCTGTGACTTTACGAGCAAGTTCTTCAGGTAAACCGAGAATCTCTGTAAGAAAGTCATATAGAGGAAAACCAAATCTAGCATTGCTTCCAGCAAACTGAGACAATGCCTGTGTTTTCTTGAGAGCAATGTCAGCTTTAGTTGCATCAGGAATGTTTGTCTTTGCCCATTCAATTTTCATTTGCTTGGGTTTTGGACAACAACCTAGTTCAATCAGACGGCCAAAATATGTCCGAATCATTTTCGGAGAAACATATTGTTCGTTTCTGGATTTAACCTTATCATTCCAGTAAGTAGAGTCTTCCTGTGAAGCTAAGTGTCCTGCCTGTGTTCCTAAAAGAACTTTAACAGGACATCCAACTGTTCCGCAAAGAAGGACTAAAGCCTGCTCCATATGTTTGCTGGGATCCGCAATTTTTGGAGAAAGCATCGTAATGTCAACACCAACCGCAGATAAAGCCCTTTCAAGACCTTCCTGCCAGTTCTTGACCTGTTCCTTCAGGGACTCTTCGTCCATTTCTGGTCTGTTACCAGATTGCCAGACTTCTTTTTGTGTGGTGAAGGCAAGTCCCGGAAAAGCTGACTTCCAGAACATTTCAGCAGAACCACCACCGACTTTCCGAATATCCCATATATAAGGGATAAGGTTTTTTAGAATCGGAGTTGACAGATAATCACAGTCAAGAGTTCTTTCCGCAATGTGAATAACTCTTGTCCAGTGTATTTCCTGTTTCTTGACGTTGTCTTGTGTACTGGTAAAGGTTCCTTTAGAGTCAATTGCAACAAATCTCTCTGAATCAAAGTTCACGGAATACTTTGTCGGTAATCCGTATCTAGGTGAACTTGTGTCACCTTCTGTTTCAAGAATTGTCACACGACTTTCATCGAATACTCGCGTATACATCAACTCAAGGTCTTTTTCAATAGGCTTGAGTGTATCTGTATTGCTGTCATATTCTCCAACAGGAGTGTCAAAACCTTTACCGTCATTGAAACCGAAGAAAATGATACTAAAGCGACCAATACCTGATGCAATGTCCGCGTTTTTGAGAATTGACCAAGGATTCAGTTTAGGGGATTCAATCCAACTGTTGACTTTTTTCTCAAAAGGCGTCGGAGTCTTTTTGTTTGTCTCATAAACAAAAGGATTGTCTTTCCAGCACTCTTGAGGATAGATTTCGATTACTCTTGTCGCAATCCCAACATAGTCATAAAGATCTCGGTAGAAGTAACAGTTGTGTTGAGACCGTTTCGGGTAATCGCAGGATTTGTCTATGTCTTTTGTTGTACCCTGCTTACCACTTCCGTTAATCATGTCAAACAGTGTTCTTGTCATTTCTGCATTGAAAACTGCTTGAGGTATTCGTGACTTATACGGCTTTAAGTCCTTACTAGGTTGATTTTTCATAGACCTTCCCCTACCCCACAAAATGTTCCTAGTAATGTACCTTAAAAACCAATTGGACTCAACTAGGGGTAAGCATATTTCCAAGGGGAAAACAGGATTTTAAGAAAAATCGAATGATTTTTTCAGGAAAAGTAAGGTCAAAGAACATTATAAGAAAGTGAGTATTTTGCAGGTTCGAGTACACAACTGTTACCTTTTTCTTGAAAGGGATGGAGAAATGAAGACACTTTACATTGTTCGCGGCTTGCCGGGAACTGGTCAAGACGAGTGGATTGAAAAGAAGACAAACGAGATGTTGTCAGGTGGAATGGACCTGAACTTCTCAACAATGTTTGACTTCACAGTGTACCTGAAGAAGTACAACAGTGAAGGAAAGCTACTTGTTGAAAATGAAGAACCTTACACCAACTTCACAAAAGACATAATCACTCATATTGTCAGGGAAGAAGAATCCTCCGACGATATCATCTTTGCAAAGATGATCGGGTCGGGAGTTTGGGAATACATGACATTCCTGAAGTGTGCTAAAGTGTTCCAGTATGAGATTGCCATAATGGAAATGGTACTCAAGACAAAACCCGGAATGCTTCCATCAGCAATCAGTACAATCAATCAGGAAGAATATGACATGGGGCAATTGCTCAAGAAACTGTCTTCTTGGGAACCAGTACCGTTATTCTACAAACGGGACAGTTTCTTTGTTGAGACTCAGTACAACCCGAAGAAAAACAAAATACAGATAATGGATACAGTTGGACAATTTATTGATAAATGAGTCCAAAGACCTGTAGCTCAATTGGACAGAGCATTCGCCTTTAATTGAGGAGCGTTCAGTGTGGAAGATTGAGAAGATTGTTAAAAAGGGTGACTATTTGTATGCTATTGTGCGAAACCATCCAAATAGAACAAAAATGACTATGTGTTAATGCACAGAGTAGTCATGGAAAATCACCTAAAAAGACTTCTCAAGCCCTATGAGGTTGTTCACCATAAAAACAGGAATAAACATGACAATGCTATTAAAAACCTTGAAGTGTTGACTAAATCTGTTCATATACAGCAACACGGACTTCAAGTTAAAAAGAAAATAGCAAAATGCAAATGTCCTGAATGTGGTGTTGTTTTTCTAAGAGCATACAATCAGACCCACTTGATTAAAAAAACAAAATACAATTTTGTTTGTTGTAGTAGGTCTTGTTCTGGAAAGTTCAAAAGAAAAATACAACTTCACGGATTAACCGCTGAAATGAAAGACACCGTATCGGTGAATATCCAAAGGGTTTACTACGGTAAGCTACCGGACAATACCGAGGAAACTTCAAACAAAAGGTTCCGTAGAGACTAAACGTGTCTCACCTGAAACGGTGGTGTTATAGTCCAGCACACAACACTTAATTGTGGTCATAGTAATATGATGTGTGAAGCTAAGCGAACGGTTCCGGGTTCGAGTCCCGGCAGGTCTATTGTCCTTTAACCCTTTCTATGGAGTGTTTGGTATGCAGATTTTTAACACAGAAGTTCTTCGTGACTGGGAAAATCTTCTTTCTTCTATGACAGAAAAAGAAAGAAAAATCATGATGAAAGCTATTGTTCAGGACGAAAAGAGAAGAACTGTCAAAAACCTTATTGGAGAAAATTCGTTGAGGGAATATACAGATATTGAAACTGAAAAACCTCTTGTAGACATCCCTGCTTCTCCAATGAAACAGAATGAAGTCAAAAACAAAACTACTCTTCCAGAAAAAGATTATATAAGTGATGCAGATAGTTACACTTGTTTAGGAGGATCAGTCACAGGATACACCAATTTCCCTCCAATTCCATATTTCCATGATGGGAAGTCTTCTTTCTCTGGAAACAAGTATTTTGTCAGGATTCATCCAAAAGCAGAGTCTATTCCGACTCCTGTGCCGAACAATCCCGACTTAAAGACCATTGGATACTTTGTGGATGCCTATATCATTGCAAAAGCATTAGGTATCATAAGTCATCCAGTTTTTCACGCATTCAAGAAAATTGCCTATGCTGGCAAGAGAGGAGGAAAAGGATACAGACAAGACATTCAAGAAGCGATTGATGCTCTCCAACGTGAACTCGAACTGACCAAGTAACTCAAACACTTTTCTCAAAGGATTCTGACCATGAAGATTAAACTCAGTAAGAAAGACCTGAAGCAATTACAGGAAGTAATGCCTCAGTCAAACGTGACTCTCTTCAAAAATAACATGGAAGTTGCCCGAAACCATCCTTCCATGAAGGCAGTTAAAGTAAAAGGACTCAGCATTCCAGACATATTCAAGAAACTTGCATTCATTACTGACATTATGAATGCAATCAAAAAGAACATTCTGGAACCTCTGAAGATTCCAATGACTTACTTTAACATGATTCTGGCTATTCTGGAAGAAATTCAGAGATTTAACCCGAATGTCGGGTTCTCTGTTTCTGACCACATCCTTACCGACAAAAAAGGCAATGAGTACCGTCTACTCTTTGCTTTCGACAAAAACAAGATTTAATTCACTTGAAACACCTTTTAAGGTGTAGGCGTCACCTGCCTTGAGTGGTGATTGGAGCATGGACACCTGACTTAACCAATGCCGAAAACGCCAGCGAAAGAGGCGTGACAGCCGGAGAGACGGCTTTTTCTCTAAATGGAGTTTAATAATGCCTATTTCTGCTGAAGTTGTCTGTGATTCATTCAATACTGGTGAATATCTCCATAGAAATGCAAGACTAACTACCTTTGTCTTGACTTTTCCTCGTTATCTTCTTGCTGAATTTAACACTCACCGGGCATTTTCTCGTAATGCTGCTTCAAGTCGAGCCATTCCATTCAAGAAAATGCTCGATAAAGTCATAAAAGACACTTACATTCCTGAAAAATGGATGAAAAAGCATTCAGGGATGCAGGGAACAGAGTATTTTGACTCAGAAACAGAAGAAAATGCTGTCAGTGAAATCAAATTCGCATATAACAACGCCTTTAACAAGACAACAATGGCAGCAATTTACATGAATGAGTTGAATGTCAGTAAACAAATCACAAATAGACTGCTCGAACCGTTCAGTTACACAAAAAATATCGTGACAACAACGGTTTCCGGGTTTGAAAATTTTATCTCCCAGCGTTTTGACTCACAAGCAGACATAAATTTCTGCAAACTCGCAGAAAAAATGCTCGAAGCATACAACAATTCCACTCCAAAATGTCTAAAAGCAGGGGACTGGCATGTTCCTTTCTCAGACATGGACCCTTCTTCGAGTGATTACTTAAATCAAGTCAAAATTTCAGTTGCAAAATGTGCCAGAGTGTCATATTTTGACTTTGATACACCAAAAACCATTGAAGATGATCTTAATTTACATGACAATCTGATAATAAAGAAACATTGGAGTCCTTTTGAGCATCAAGCAATGGCGGGATACGAGTCACAAAATTCTGGAAACCTCAATGGTCCTTGGTTACAGTACAGAAAGTGTTTTTCTAGCTTTGAATGTCAAAGAGACGAAAGAGTAAGAAAATGGAAGTATTGTCCTGACACAGAAATCTTGCAAAGAATTTAATTTTTCTGTTGCCACTGTTTTTTACTTCTGATAAAATTTCTAAACTTGGTAAAACTGGTAATTCGCCAGCAACCATGAAACGGAGTGAATGACATGACCAAGACGAAAAAGAACACGACCGTTGTGTCCACCAAGACAAACACCATCGTGAACATTGAACGCGATATGTCAATGGAGCAGATCAAGTTTGACCTGCAACGTGCAAAACTCCGCCAAGTGACTTTATTCAAGATCGGGTCACTTGCGACACTTTCTGTAACTCGAATGGGACCAAACTCATTCCAAGTACCCGGAAAGGTGGTCGAAATGCTAACTCTGACAGAAACCGTCCAGAAACTCTATAATATGTCAAGAGAAATCATGTTATGAGTTTTATGGACAAACTCTACACGACTTGGTGCTACCTGAAAGGGATCAGCACCAAGTCTGTTTTTATAGTTGAGTATGACAAATCTTACAGCAAAGAAACAATCGAAAAAGGACTTGCTCTCACAGCATTGTCCAAAAGATATGGAGAACTCCCCGTATCTGTCAGATTCAAAGCACACTTTGAAGATTGGTCCAAAGAAAAATTTCTTCGTTATATTACTCAATGAGGTTTTATGGAAATCACATACAATGACTCAGATGAAAACGAAGACATGTACGGATACTGTGAAAGATGCCGAATAGGTCTGAAGGAAAAAAGAAGTCTGTTAAAGACATGCAAGGAATGGAAAAAAATTGAAGAGGAACAGAAAAGAAAAACCCATCCAAATGACCCAAGAAAATGGACCTCCATAGAGGTTCATAGACTTATGGGGAATTCCTTTGGTGCAAGAGAAACCGATCTTACCGGATTCTGCCCGAAGTGTCATGATCTTATCAGATTCAACAGACTAACTTGGACGGACACAGTTCTGTTCATCCTGTTTGTCATAGCATTGTTCGCAGCTTTTGTCGGATTCTTTTACGGTTTCTTTGAAGTCTTAAAAAGGATGGGTGCTCCATGACAATTTTACTTGAAGCAGACAAAAATGGAACCATGCTAACCGAAAAAGAAGCATGGAATTTCATCAAAGAAGTCTTTGAAGCAGAAAGAGCACCAGCATCAGTCTATATATTTTATGGACTTAATCTGAGTGCTTCTGTTATCTTTGGAATGTGTGACATTATCCAGTTCCTTGAAGGAAACAGTTACATCACTGGCGTTACTCATGACCTGATGATAGACAAAATTAAAAAGAGCATGAGAGAAAGTGGACGAAATCCAAACATGAGACAGTATTTGTTTGATGAAGATGACAGAGAATCCAGAGTTAAATACTGCCAAGAACGTATACTGGAACGCATACAAGAGATTAAAAATGAAGAAGTACAAAAGAATGTCTAGTAGGGAAATGTGGACCTATGTTCGGGACTGCTATAAAGTCAAGATGCCTCTCAAGATAAGAACTTGGTTCAGAACCAATATAGCAGACCATACAAACAGTGAAATAGGTATTTGTCATATTATTGCCTTTCTTGGAAGAGAGGACAGAATACTTGTCGTTCAGGAAATGTTAGCCAAGGTTCATATCAAAAATTACAGAACGACTTTGTCAGAATCAGACTTAGTTGACTGGTTTCCTTATCTGTTCCCTAAAAAGGACAAAGAAAAGAGAATCGAGTTCTGTGAAAAGATGATTAAGGAATCATCCAATGTCGTTCCCGAAAAGATTTTCATTGAATCAAAACCAACAATGAATAACAAAGTCTTATCACACTAACTGAGGAATACTCATGATGACAGAAAAACAGGCTTGGTTGTATATGGCGGATTTTTACAGCAAGGAACACAATCAGATAAAGATAACTTATCATAGCAAAACAACCAATTCACAACAGACTGCTTATTACTATGTCTATCTATGGGGGAATAACTGGAATGTAACAGACGAAGATTTATATGATTCAGTCTACACAGGATGTTATCTGAGAATTGGAGGTATGTGTTCTCTTCTGACTTGTCTGATTCAACAGAAGAGTATTTCCAGAATGGTTAAAGATAAAATGTCTGCAAAAATAGAAGATACTCTGGATAGTCTTCTACAGAAATCTTGTGGAAAACGCAGTTCAGCATATCTCTTTGATATGACTAAAGAAGGACATCTATTAAGAGTTGCATACTGTACCGCTCAGGCCAACGAAATAAAGGACACAATATATGGACTACCCTCTTCCTCTTCATCCGATACCGTTTGAACTCATGTTCAAAAACTCCAAGAAAGTCAAAGCAATAGACACTTACACAAGAGAAAACATGAACACCCACAAATGTCCAGACTGCGGAGGCGACGGATTTCATGCTGGAAACAGAGGCCGGAAAATGCAGAGCCATTTACGACACGACAGGCAATTACCCGGTTGCGTTTGTTCCGCTTGGCTTGCCTGATTCTGATTTATATTCCGCTATCATCGCCGATTTACCTGAGATAGTAAGGGCTGCCAATAGTTTTTCATTGTACATGGTACAAATGAAAAAACTGTTTACAGAGTTCTCCACAGTCAAAGCAGAAAAGCCTGACGATTACGAGCGGGAAAAATGGGAGATTGCCGAAAAGATTCGGCAATTGTTAGTCGATGCGGTTAAAGAAATCCAAAAAACAAATGCAAAGTCTAAGGGGGTGCGTGATGACGATTAGGTTTGAGCCGAAAATATGGCTTCTTAAAAACGACCGCTTTGAAATCATCCAATGGCAAGAAGACAATTTTACGGCCAAAGATTTTGAAGCTGAAGACGAGATTGATTGTTCAGGCGACTTGCCCACGTTTAACAAAGCCGTCGCGTGGTGCGAGTCACGGTCCGCAGCGGGCCAAGGGGAGGCCAAGTCATGACCCCGACCGACGCGGCACGGCAGTTATTGGCACTGGCGGAACGGGCATCGCCCGTTCCGTGGAAGTATTATCCAGCAACCGAAGACGGACTTGTAAAGGTTCAAATGGGCGATGACCACGTTGTTGATTGGGACTTGGAAGGTACTTGTCCAGAGTGTTTTGCGAATATGGAATTGATTGCCCATGCCCGCAACCACGGCCCCGACATCGCCCGTGCGTTGCTGGACGCGGAGGCCCGCATCGCGGACCTGGAGGGGGCACTGCGGGATTTACTTACATGGTTCCCCCAAAAACCATCTGAACCAAAATGGGAATTGAAGGCAGGCGAGTATGGGGCAGATGATGCAATACAACACGCCCGCGAAACCCTAACCCCGGAAGGCGGTGGGAAGTGACTCCAGCCGAAACCCTCGCTGCGACCCGTCCGATCAAGCGACCGCCAC